GCGAACAACGAGACGGTCACGACGGTGCCCACAGCGACGATCGAGGCGGTGATCATCGCCGCAGACCTCGGGGCGGACGGAGCTTCGCCGCTGATCGCCTACATCGAGCTTGCCGCGCCATACTCCAGTTCGGGGGCGGACGCGTCGATCGTGTGGAACGCCAGCGGGATCTTTGAGTTGGGAGGATGCTGAGTAATGAGTGATGTCAAGACTGCGTATGGCTCCTCCGGGCAAGCGCTGACGATCACGCTGACCTCGCTCGCGGACGCGTCAGCGCGGGAGTCCACCGCGATCAGCAACGAGTCGAACCTGTTTCTCGACGTGCTGATCACCTGCAAGCTGAAGACCCAGAACTCCGGGTCGATCGTCGCGCCCTCCTCGGCGTTCGTGTACGCGTACGGGACGGTGGATGCGGGGTCGGAGTGGCCTGACACGGTGACAGGCACCGATGCGGCGATCACGCTGAACAGCCCGACTCAGCTACCGCTGCTCGGGGTCGTGTACGCCGCGGCGATCAACACCACCTACAAGGCTGGGCCGTGGTCGCTTGCGCGGCTGTACGGCGGCAAGATGCCGTCCCGCTGGGGAGTGGTGGTGCTGAACGAGTTCGGCACCGCGCTGAGCGGCACCGGATCCGACCACGTGGTCGAATACCAGGGTGTCTACGCGACGGTGACCTAGAATGGCACGCCGGTTCGATGGCTCGACCGGCTGGCTGCTCGCGGACGGCACCACCTACAACATCGCGGCCTGCGCCCTGTCGTGCTGGGTGAAGCCGTACACGCTGCCCGGGGTGGCGGGGGCGATCGCGGGGTTCCAGGACGGCACCGGGGCGCACGACAAGACGCTGCATCTGCTGTCCGACGGGCGGGTCGCGTGGTTCGTCTTCGACGGCAGCAACGTCATCGTCAACAGCCTCTCGTCGCTGCCGCTCACGGTGGGACGTTGGAACCATGTGCTCGGCACCGTCGGTGGCGGCGGCAGTGCGCTCTACATCGACGGGCGGCTGCACGGATCGGCGGGGGCCGGGGCGACGTTCACCGGCTACGGGGCCGCTAACTTCAGGATCGGCGGCAACCTCCGCGAAGGCGGCAGCACCACCGAACGGTGGCTGGACGGGGCGATCGCCCGGGTCGCGCTGTGGGACAACGCGCTGACCGGTGGGCAGGTAGCACAGCTATATGCCCTCGCAGGAGAGCCGTTCTCGGTTGACCCTGACTCGCTGCTCGCGTACCTCCCGCTCGGAGCAGGCGTCGAGCGCGACCTGTGGGGTGCCGCCTCGAACTCCACCCTGACGGGAACCACCTGGCTCGAACCTGACGTGCCTCCGTTCCAGGCGTTCGCGGCCCCGCTGTCGCCGCTGCTCACGGCAGCGGTCAACATCGACCCCGAGTTCCTGAACATCGGGGTCGAGATGTTCGCTCCGTCGTTCGCACTGGAGGTGCCGTTCGCGAGCTTCGGCACCTTGATCAACGACGTGAACCTGGTCGAGGGCGAACTGCCTCCCTTTGTGCCCCCGTCGCTGCCGCCCACGATCCCTCCTGGCAGCCCCATCGGCCCGGGGGTGCCGCTGCCGCCGCTCTCGTCCGGCGGTCTGGCTGGCATCCGGTTTTATCAGGGGCCGCCGTGGCGTTGGCTCGTCACCGACCTGAACTCGAACACGATCACGTTCCTTGACAAGCTCGCGGCCGAGGTCACAGTCACGTACGGGCTGAACCAGGGTTCGACCGCGAAACTGTCGGTGCCGTCCGCGAACCCCGAGGTCAACATTCTGCACACCGACGGGGAGCCGTTCGTGGCGGAAGGCAACCGGCTGCTGTACGGGTTCCGGCGGGAGGGTGACGGGCCGATCTGGCAGTGCCGGTTCGCCGGGAAGATCCTCCAGGTCGAGGACAACGGGGCCACCGAGGACGCCCGCACGTTCGTCACAGCGTACGACCCGTGGCAGATCCTGTTCCAGCGCCCGATGATCGACATCGAGGACACGTTCCCTGACGAGGCCGGGTTCTTCTCGTTCGATGACACCCAGTTCGGGGTGATGGCGCTTACGTTCCTGCGCAACACGATCATCCACCAGGGCGAGGTCGGGATCGACATGGGCCAGGACACGTTCGCGACGGTGATCCTGATGCCGGGCACCGAGTGGTGGGGCAGCCCCTACAAGGCTGTGTGGTCGGGCCGCACGCACAGCGAGTACGAGACGACCACGCAGATCGACACGAACTTCCAGCAGGGCATGATGGTCGGGGAGGTGTGGCAGCAGATCCTGGAGGACGGGGGCATGGACATCCTCTTGACGCCCATCTATGACCCGGTGAACCGGCCGGGCTTCCAGGCCGAAGTCTCGATCTACGAGCGGGCAGGACGGGTCGCGGACGAAGCGGTGTTCGCGTGGGACAAGCCGTCCCGGAACCTGACGATGATCAACCCGTTGAAGGATGGCACGAAACGGGCGAACGCGATCCGCTACTACGAGGAGCAGGGTGGGCAACCAGTCAACGCTGGTGCCCCGTTCACCGACCCCACCTCGATCACGAAGTACGGGCAGACGTGGCACCAGCAGTTCTACCCGTCCCGGGTGGAGGAAGCGGCTGCGGCGGTCGCGGAGCTTCAGCTTGCGCTGCTCGCGGACGGCATCAAAACGAACGCGTTCACTCCCGCCCCGGAACGGATGCCGTTCCTGTTCACGGAGTGGTGGCTCGGTGACACTGTGCCGGTGTTCGCGTCCAGCAACCTGCGCCAGTCGATCGCGGCGTTCCAGCGGATCTACGGGATCGTCGTCAGCATCGACGAGAACAACTACGAGTTGCCACAGCAGGTGCTGCTCTCGCCGGAGGAGGCGTGAGCACCTACACCGTCCCGACCCGCCAGTCGCTCGGCGGTGTTTTGCGTGACCTGGTCGCCCGTGTCAGGCGTCTGGAGGGGATCCCGCCCCGGGCGGTGTTCGAGATCAAGCTGTTCCCCGACGCGATCTGGGGCAGCATCTCCCAGGTCGTGGTCGGGGACGACCGTTTCGTCCTCGCGATCGACGTGGACCTGGACGGGGCGGCGCTGCTGAACGTGCAGGCGTTCGTGACTACCTCCGGCAGCAGCGCCACCGAGGTGATGGTGCGCAACATCTCGACCGGGGACAACGACATGCTGCTGACGCCGGTCACGATCGCGAGCGGCGACTTCAACTCCGACTGCGGCGGAGCGGCCGACATCGACCCCGACCACCAGCGCGTCGATGCCTGCAACCTGATCGCGCTCGACGTGGACGCGGCGGGCACCGGGGCAAAGGGGCTGGGCGTGATTCTCACGTTCGGCGGGTTCTAGATGCCGTACGCGGCAGGCAGCTTCCTCTTCCCCACCTCGACCGGCGACTTCAGCGTCACAGGCGTGGGCTTCGAGCCGCAGATCGTGGTGATGTTCGGCTCGAACCAGGCGGCCGAGGACACGCTGCTGACCGGCCTGACAGGAGGGGCCAACGGACGGCCCGGGATCTTCTATTCGTACAACGCGCGTGACTACACGACGGACGGGCAGATCAACTCGTTCTGCATCAGCGCAGCGGGTGCTTCCGAGGCCGGGGGCGGCCAGGGCTTCACCAGGGCGAAGCTGCCGGTGCGGATGCAGGACGACACGTCCGCCTCGAACATCGATTATCGCGCCAACGCGATCACCTTCGACGCAGACGGATTCACGATCACGGTCACGAACGCGGCCCCGGATGACCGGCCGATCTCGTGGTGGGCCTGCGGCTCCGACCAGGTCGTGTGGGCGTCATCGCTGGACGACTACAGCGGCACCGTCGCGGCGGCATATGACGGGGGTTTTCCGGCCCGCTCGATCATCGCGTTGAGCGGCCCGGCCGCCGGGTTCGGCACGGAGGCGACCAGCAACGCTGACTCGTGGCTCTGGGAAGGCGGCGTCCACTATCCCCACACGGGCCTGACTCTGGACGACCGGTGGGCAGCAGAGGCCCACACGGGGTTGCAGGCCGGGACAGTGCTCGGTGACCAGGGGTTCACCGAGGTGTTCGCCACGAACGGCACCACCGGTAACCGTCTGGTGCGCGGCCTGGGTAGTGTCGGCCCGGCCCTGGTTGATTCCGTCTGGGTCGTGGAGCCGACAGCGTTGCATGGCTCAGAGCCTGAGTTCGCGATCGGCGGTTCTCTCGACACGCAGGCGTTGTTCGCGTGGACGAGCGCGGAGGGCTTGTCGGACGGGTTCGAGTCACCGTCCGTGGTCGGGAACACCAACTCGGTCAGTGTCCCGGCGTGGTTCGACCGTTGGGAACTGATCATGTTCGCGACGATCAACGGCGACTTCGCGGGTACCCCGAACGCCGAGCTGCGTTTCGGGGTCGGGGTGCTGCACCCGGACTACCAGGGCTGCGCCGTGTTTGGTGACGACGGGTCGTTCTTCCAGTCGCGGCAGTACATGGCTGCGACCTGCACGTCCGCTGCGGCACGGTACGCGTCGGGGGAGATCCAGGGGGCGACCTACGAGGTGACGACCGAGGCCGGGGGGCAGGTGTCGGGCATCTACCACGGGTTCGGGCCGCTGGAGTTCGGCTGGGTGCCGCAGATGTACCGGTGGTGGCCGCAGAAGCGCGGGCGGGGCGTACGGTAGTCCGCTCTGCCCCGTACGCTCCAGGTGTGAGCAGCAGTCTTTTCGAGCGCACCGGCTGTTTGTTCGTGAACCCGGGCGGCAACCTGGAGCACCCGGAGTCCTGGGGCCACGTGATCGAGTGGGCGGCCCTCAACATTGGTGCGGAGGCGGCGCACGACCCGGACTGGGTGCGGATGCGACACCTGTGCGCCCAGGCGGGAGTGGCTGCCTTCCCGTGGCTGCATGTGCGCAGGATGGGCGACCTTGACCGGCTGCTCGCGAAGGCGAACTCGTGGGGCACCCGTTTGGCGGGGGTGAACGTCGAGGATGTGCTTGGCGACAACCTGTCGGTGCCCGCGATCGCGGCGCAGTTGCGACAGTGGGGAGGCGATGCCCTGATCATCGTGTTGCCGTGGCTGCCGAACGGGCAAGGCTGGGGAGCTTTGCGCGAACATCCGTTCGCGATCGAGTATTTCCCCTACGACCCGTCCTGGAACCACATTTTTGACAACCGGGCGGCGCTGGTCGAGCACGCGTGCAGCGAGATCGGGGACGGCGCGATGCTGTCGTTCTTATACGGAACCTATCCCCCAGAGGTAGCACGCCCGGACGGCAGCCCCCCCTATGACCTGTCGGCCGCGCATTCGTTCTACACTGGCGACGACATCGGGTCGTCCCCGACCGACTGGGCGAAATGGGATTACGACGGGGCAACCAGCTACGTCCCGTGCCCACATCACAATGGTGGGATGACACCGATCGGACCTAACGACGGGATCGCGGCCGGGTGCAACCGGCTCCGTGACCTCGACCCGCAAGGCACCCTGCTGGTGAAAACGGGCGGCAAGTGGCCGCCGCTGTCGTCGCTCAGCACGGTGCCTTTGGACCAGTGGAAGGCGTGGGACAAGCTGCAACGAACGTTGCAGATCCTGAAAGACGACCACGATGCCGCTCACTGAGAAACAGGTTCCCTGGACAGGCCCGTACGCGCTCGCGAACAACTCGTTCGGCCACAAGTCGAAAGGCCCGACCTGCGAAGCGATGAAACGGGCGTTGAGCAGGGCGGGTGCGCCCAGCCTGCCGTGGACGGAGTTCGACCAGCATTACAACCAGAAGGTCGAGCAGGCGTGGGACTGGTGGGACCAGAAGCAGGGGCTGACCGGCAACAACGGCTACGGCAAGGGCCGCTGGGAGCGTTTGCGGGCGATGCCTGCGCGTGTGGATGGGCAGCACGCGGGTGAATATGCCCTGGACTCGTACGGGCAGAAGCTGATCCAGGACGAGGCGGGGGCGACCTCCGACAGCACCGAACTGGAGGTGTTCCAACGGTACTTCACCGAGTTCTGCAAGCTCGCGATCGAGAACGAGGACAACTGGCATTACGACCAGGGCAGGCCGGTGAAGCTGAACATCAACCCTTCCGCCGGGAGCGTCCACTCGGACTGTTCGGGGTTCGGGATCCAGTGTGCGGACTATGCGCGGCGCAAGGCCGGGATGATGGGCACCGTGCAGGATCCGTCGAAGCAGGGCTGGTCAGGGTGGGGCAACACCGACGAGTACGAGGACGACTGGCCGAAGATCGGGTCGCCGTTCCGGGTCGGTGACGCAGCCCATTTCCACAGCGAACGGCATGTGCTCTGGTGTCACCAGGCGGGCAACATCGAGACCGCGAAGTGGACATCGCATGGGCAGGAGTCGGGGCCGGACGCGGTGACGCTCGCGACCTATTCGCGTTACCCGTCCGAGTTCATGTTCGTAGTGCGGCCCGGCTACATCCCCCCCGCGGTGTGAATGACGATCACCCATCTCGGCGCGTTCCTGTCAGGGATCGGGGCGGTGCTCAGTTCGTGGTACGCGTTGCGGTCTCAGCGCAAACGGATGGACAGGGAATGCGACCGTCGGATCGAGGAGATCAGACGGGCGATCCACGAGGGCTTCAGCCTGGGGCATAAATGAAACGTTTGCCGTTCGCGCTTGCCGGGGCCGGGCTGCTGCTGGCAGGCACCTCCGGGTTCTTTATCGCTGACGCTGTCAGCGGGGCAGCGCCGGTACGCACCGTCACCGTGAACGTCGCGACCGGCCCCCGTGGGGAGCAGGGTCCCGCGGGACCGGCTGGCCCGCGTGGCGAACAGGGCGCACGCGGCGAGCAAGGCCCACCCGGCCCGGCGGGTGGTGGCTGTCCGAACGGCTTCACCGCGGGCCGTCTGATTATCAACCACCCTGGGGGCCAGACAACAGTCTGGACATGCCTGTTGGACTGAGAGGAGTCGTCTCGATGAACGTCAGCAAAGGTGAGATGGCGCTGATCGCGGTCGCGGCAGCGTTGTGGGTCGCGGTGCTATTCGGCTTCGACATAACCTCATAGAGAGAGGGGCTGCCCCACGCAGCCCCTCTCAACATTCGGCGGTCATGTGTGTAGCCCCGGGTCTTCTTTGTCTGGGAGATAACCGGTGGCCTCCGGCCCGCCTGAGCGGAGCCTAGCACATGCTATAGTTGTCTGCGTGAGGAGGCTCGGGTCTGCGGTTCGAGCCTCCCACATTTCAACCTGAGGAGGGCGATGCTTCGTGAACGAGTTTCGCAAGCCCGTGGGCGTGAAGATCACCGGCCACGCGGTCGAGCGGTTCTACGAGCGGTTCCCTGACGAGGTGCCCTACTGGGACATCAAGGGGCTGATCTACAAGGAGGTGCAGCAGGCGCTGAAGGAGGGGCGCAGGCTGTCGAAGCTGCCGTCCTGGGCCGCCCGGATCGGACACCCGAGCTGGCGGCACCGGAGCGAGCGGTACGTGTTCAACGAGGCGCAGACGCGCTGTTACCCGATCGTCCAGGATCCGCATGAGGATTCGGAGAGGCGCAGCGAGTTCGGGATCTCGTGGACGGTGAAGACGACGCTGCCGCGCCTGTCGGACGAGCAGCTTGCCGATCTGAAGCGGCTGCGCAGGCTTGAACGACAGAACACCGGCTCGGGGAACCGGTCTCGGCGGGCGGGACGTGCGTTTCATGGAGGGAGGCGGCGGTGAGTGTGGTGGACTGGATCTATGTGGGGACGTGGCTGGTGGTGTTCTGCACGTGGGTCACGATGATCTGGACGTGGAAGACGCAACGTCAGATCGAGCGGACGCAGAGGCGCACCGACCGGCATCTCGCTGAGATCGTGCGGATGCAACGCGAGCGCGAGGCGCTCGTCACCAGCCGAGTTTCGTACCCAGTGGTCACAGGGTCGGTCTATCTGACCGACGAGGACGCGTACGAGCCTGACGACCCGAAGCACCCGACGTATCACGAGCGGTGGGCAGAGGGGGACTCTCGATGACCAGGCAGGCCGATGATTGCCGCTACCGGATTTACCGGTTGCGCAAGGGCGAGTTGCAGATCATGGGCACCACCGACACCGCGGAAGGGATCGGGCTGGCGCTCGTGACGTGGCATGAGGAGGGCGAGTTCGGGCGCAGGGACACGGTGGGCATATTGGACCGTCCTGTGCCCGGTAGGACTGGCCGCTGGATCGTGACGCCGTTCCGCGAGAAACGCGGGGCGGCACAGGCTCCCTAGCCTCTGCTATAGTTATCTGCGTCACCAACGACGCCCGAAGGAGGCGACGTGGAAACCAAAGACCTGACCGTCTTGTGCCCTCGGTGTGAACAGAACCGGTTCACGCCGTATGGCGTGGACTGGGAGCCGAGCATGCCTGCGCTACCGGCCCTGAGCCGAGCGGACAACAAGACGTACATCTGTTCGGAATGCGGGCAGGACGAGGCGCTCCATGACTTCTTCGTCAGGACGCCGCTCACGCAGCCTGGCGAGTGGCCGATCAAGGAGACGACATGACTGTTCTGGCAACCCCGATCGAGACCCCGGCGCTGAAGGACATCGCGGCCGGGCTGAACGCCGAGCAGGCCCGCTGGCTCGTGGACTACTACTACGCAATCCAGGACTACCGGATCCAGGCGACCGGCCAGGTACGGGCCGTGACGCACGAGACGGACGACGCGTCGTTCGTGATCGGCGAGTGGCTCGCGGATCGCACGAGCGAGCTAGAGCGCGAGATCGTGAAGGCGCTCGACATCTACACGAACAAGCAGACGCCGGGTCTGTGGGCGAAGAGCATCATCGGGATCGGCCCCGTGATCGCGGCCGGTCTGCTCGCGCACATCGACATCACGAAGGCACCGACGGTTGGGCATATCTGGGGCTTCGCTGGCCTTGACCCGACGACGGTGTGGGAGAAGGGCCAGAAGCGGCCGTGGAACGCGAAGCTGAAGGTGTTGTGCTGGAAGATCGGGGACTCGTTCGTGAAGCAGCAGTCCCGCGAGAAGGACATCTACGGCAAGGTGTATGTCGAGCGGAAGAAGCTGGAGGTCGAGCGGAACGAGGCAGGGCTGTTCGCTGACCAGGCCGCGCACTCGCTCGCGACCCGCAACATCCGTGACAAGGACCTGAAGGCCACCTACGAGGCGGGGCGGCTCCCGGCCGGGCGTCTGGATCTCCGTGCCCGGCGCTACGCGGTGAAGCTGTTCCTCGCGCATCTGCATCACGTGATGTACGAGGATCATTTCGGGGAGCTTCCGCCGAAGCCGTACATCATCCAGCACGGCGGGCACACGCATTACATCGAGCCGCCGAACTGGAAGAACGGCACGGTCACGGGGCGTTAGCCGCCTACCGCGAGAGCACCGCAATGGGTGAGCGAGCCGCAGAACGCGAGAGCGCCGTGAAGTCAGAGCGAGCCGTGGGCAGAGAGGGGCACCGCATGACCCGAGCGAGCCGTATGACGGGAGCGTACCGGGGTGCCGAAGCGAGCCAACTTCGATGAGGGAACCGTGACACAGGAGCGAGCCGTCCTGCATGAAAGCATCGAGGTTCAGGAGCGAGCCATGGGAACTGAGAGTACCGGAGAAAGGAAGCGAGCCGTTATCTGGGAGGGCACCGCGATCGGTGAGCGAGTCGTCTCCACAGAGAGCACCGTCTACCTTGAACGAGCCGCAGCACCGAAGGGCACCGACCGAGGTGAGCGAGCCGCATGCCGTGAGAGCACCGCCAAGGTCGAGCGATGCTATAGTTCTCTGTGTTGACGACGCCCAAGGGAGGCGACGTATGAGCGAGACACTTCCACAGAAAGCGCTCCGGGCAGTGAACGACTTCCCGACGCTCGACAGCAGCGAGGCTGCCGCGCAGATCGGGATCGGGAAGAGCGCGGTGGAGATCATGAGGGCCGCGCTTCGCCGTGACCCGTCGGTCGTGGAAGGGATCGCGTCGGGCGAGCTTGCCTCGATGCACGCGGTCGGGTACGCGGCGAAGTTGCCCAGCATCGTGAACCGGCCCGACCGGAAGGTGCCGTTCGGGTCTGTGTTCGGGAAGGGGGATCCGTTCAACGAGGCGATAGCGCCGTTGCGCCGCTACCTCGCGGGGTGGCAGAGGCGCGAGTTCAAGTTCACGCACGTGAACCCTCGGGAGGCGCGAAGGCGGGTCGAGGTGATCGACGCGCTGATCGAGACGCTGACCGAGGCACGTGCCGATCTGGAGCAGCGCTCGCACAAGGCGAGGCTGCGTGTCACGAAAGAAACGAGGTAAAGGGATCATGGAAGCGTGGACAGGAGCCGTTCGTCAGATCGACCCGTTCGGAGTGAAGGTCGATCATCGGTACCAGCGGGACGAGAAGGCGTCGCTGGTGTACGCGATTGCCGCGGACTTCTCGTGGCCCGCGTTCGGCGTGCTCACCGTGTTCGAGCGTTCGACCGGGGAGTTGTACTGCGCTGACGGCCAGCAGCGGCTTGCGGCGGTCAAGATGATGGAGGACGCGCCCACCCTTGTCCCGGCCGCGGTGTTCCCCGCGAACGGGCTGAAGACCGAGGCTGAGGTGTTCGACTTCATCAACGTGCTGCGCAAGCAGCTTGGCCCGATGGAGAAGCACAAGGCGAAGCTGATCGCGGAGGATCCCGCGGCGCTCGCGATCGAGCGGTCGGTCGAGAAGACCGGGTTCACGTTGCTCGGTGGCGGCAAGGGGCCGAACAACATCCAGGCGGTCGAGACGTTGTACTACGTGTACAACAACCTCGGGGAGAAGGGCGTCGAGGACGTGCTGGTCGTTGCTCGTGACGCGTGGGGCACCGAGGACAGGCTTGCGGTGTCGGTGAACATGCTGCGGCTGATCACGCGGCTTGTGATCGAGCAGGGCGACGCGTTCGTGAGTGACGAGATGAGCACGAAGCTGTCGCACACGACCCCGGTGAAGCTGACCACGAAGGCCCGGGAGCTTCAGTTCGACCTGGGGTCAGGGTCGATCGGCGTGAACCTGCGGCGGGCGGCGAAGGCTCTGGTGAAGCTGTGATGGCGGGCAAGGAGGAGGCTTTTGTGCCCACGATCCACGAGCGGCTCGTGGCGATCCTGTCGGAGCTTCCCGCGATCGGGAAGACGCAGCGGAACGAGCAGCAGAAGTTCATGTACCGCGGGCACGATGACGTGCTGAACGCCCTGAACCCGCTGCTCGCGAAGCACGGCGTGTTCGTGGTGCCGGATGTGCTGCACCGGCTGGAGGGCCGTCGCGAGACGCGTTCGGGCGGCGTGATGTACGAGGTGAACCTGCACGTGGGCTACACGTTCTACGGGGCCGGAGGGGATTTCGTGCGGGCCTCGGCGTGGGGCGAGGGTACCGACTCGGGTGACAAGTCCACGAACAAGGCGATGACGATGGCGTTCAAGAACGTGTTGGCGCAGGTGTTCGCGGTGTCTACCGCGGAGGGAGCCAGCTACGACACCGACCAGCATTCACCGGAGGAGACGGTCAGGCCGTTCGACCCGGAGACGGACCTGATGCCGGGGGGCGTGAAGCCCGCGGATGCGCCCAAGGCGCTCGCTGAAAGCTGGCCGCATGTCGAGTGGGGCGTGGTGCTGGAGGAGGTCGAGCCGGGCTGGCGTGACCTGAAGGGCAAGGAGCGCACCGACTTCTTCCGCCGGTTGGCGAACGCGGTGACGTGGATGCAGGGTGTTGCTCCGCCGGACGCGATGCCGCCGATCACGGACGAGCAGATCGTGGCGGGGTTCGCGTACGCGTTCTCGGGCAAGGCAGTCACGGTGGTCAGGAAAGAGTCGGACGTGGCGGAGCCGGACGCGCCCGAGGACGACGATGTGCCGTGGCCGGAAGAGGGTGCGCCGTCATGACGGCCGAGCCGCGGCTGACGTTGCGTGAGTGGTCGGTGGCGGAGCGGGTCGCCCGGGGCATGTCCCGTGACGAGATCGCGGAGGACCTCGGGTTGTCACCGAACACGGTGCGTCCGGTGATCCGCCGGTTGTGCCTGCTGTACGACTGCAACGCGCAGGAGTTGCCGTTCATGATCGGGATTCGTGGCCTGGGGACCGTGGAGACGTGAGAGGAGGCTTGGTGATGGGCGGAGGGACATTCGCGATCAGGTTCGATTTCCCGGAGGAGGACGCCCCGTTGTTCGCAGGGATGTATAAGGACGCGCTCGGGTGGGCACCAACGCTGCGTACCGCCCTGACGTACGAGGACCCGGAGGCAGCGCAGCGGGTGCTGACGAACGGCTATGGGGAGACGGCCGTTTGGGGCCGCGTCGTGCAGATCGAGGATTCCGTAGAACCAGAGAGGGCCGAGACTTGACTCTCGGCCCCCAAAGGCATAGCGTGGCTCGCGCTCGTACGAACCGTCGTGAGCTTACCACGGCGGTGCGGATTTCACACCCCGGAGGTAGCTTGTGGCACCAGATCAGCACCAGCCCGGCCGCCACTGGAAACGGCAGATCGAGCGTGCTGAACGCGCGCTGCGCGAGAACAAGCAGCGACTGGAAGAGGTGTCAGCGACGGGCGTGCCGTCCGAACGCACGCTGTCTAAGCGTGGATATGCGGTTAGTCCGGGAGGTGGAGGACCGAAAGCGGCAGCAGCGAGGGTTCCGGCCCGGAAGCGCAAGCGACGTAAAGGGAAGCGCCCACGGTAGTGCGATAGGCATCCGTGGGTCGCGCGCCGGGAGGCGGCTTCCTTGTCAGCAGCCCTGGCCTTTCCTGGGGTTCCTAGCTGGTGGGGACAAAGCGGGTGTTGTCTGTTTTTTGAACGGGCGGATGGGGTTAGTGCGTCCTGAAAAGGCACACTCGCTTCGCTCGTGCTCCTCGCTTCGCTCGTCGCGTATGAGAGAGAAGGAGAGCAGGCAGCGCTATGTGACCCGTGACGAAGGCAAGCGAGGAAGGTGACGGCTGTGAACGGCTTCGAGCAGCAGGTGACGGACAGGTTCGAGGAACTTGGCACGAAGGTTGAGGATGCGATCAAGCGGGCGTACGAGAAGGGGATGCTCGACGGTGCGGCTGCGGTGCTGGACGTGGTGTTGGAGTCGGTGGGCGAGCACATCTCTCCTCGGGCGCGTGAGGGGATCAGCGAGTTGGCGAGCCAGATCCGGGAGGGGCGGCTGTGATGGACGCGAACTACGCGGCGAGGATCGCGTGGGAGCTAGAGCTTCTGCGCAAGGCGGCGGAGCGGATCGCGTCAGCGCTGGAAGCAAGGAACGCCCGGGCAGAGGCGCAGGATGACCGCAACGCCGAGACGTTGGAGCGCATCAGGTCGGTGTCCGACTGGTTCGCAACCGGGTTCGGGAAAGGCAGCGAGGATGAGCCGTGAGCCTGACGAGGCGTGGGAGGCGCTGGTGCGGGTCACGAACGCGAACCCGGAGATGGAACGCGGACGCCTGAACATCGCGCTGAAAGCCATCCGGATCTGCTGGGAGCGTGAGGGCGGGCTGCCTGCTGGGCTGCCCGCCGAGATCGAGCTTCGCGCCGAGGCGTACCGCAACAAGTGGCCGTCGCTGACGCTGACCCCCACGGCGCTCGCGACGCACTGGTTTCGCGTCGTGGCGGAACGCCCCGGCGGCTCGAAGCAGGAGCAGGCGATCGAAAGGCTTAGGAGAGAGACGTGACTCGCAGCGAGTCGCTCGACATCGTGCAGATGATCGTGAACCACTGGCAGGTACGCGACTGGACCGAAGACCAGATCGACGCGTACGCCAAGTCGATCCAATGGATGGACGCCGAGGTCGCCACCAGCGTCGTGCTCCGCGCGGTCAAAACCGTCACGTACGCGCCCAAGATCGCGGAGTTCACCGAACTGTACGGGGCAGAGAGACGGCTTCTGCGCCCAACCATGCCGGTCAAACAGCCCACCCGTACGCCCATGCCCCTGTGGGTGCGACGCTGGATGTGCGCCCGGCTGCTGTACGAACGATGGGGGAAACCCCGAGACGACCGCCGGTTCCCCGAACAGGGAGACTTCGGTGACCTGACCGTCGAGATGATGCCGGAGGGCGCATGGCAGGCCGAAGCGGAAAGCCTCAGCGAAAAGGAGTTCGTGAAGGCGTTCCAGCGGATGAACCGCACCTAGAGCCACGGCGCTGCCCATGGTGCGGACGCAGGATCGTGAACGGCCGCACCGTGTGCGGCTACTGCGTCGAGTACGAAGAGCTATGGCACGACCACTGGGAGGGAAGAGATCATGGAGACGACTGAGCGGAGCACTCCGCGCCCTGTCTGGGGGCGGGCGCTGCGTCGCATGGAAGGCTTGCCGCTTGATCCTCCAACCGAGGAGGAGAGACAGGACGCGATCAGGATCCTGGAGGCCCAGCCGCAATGGGAACAGATCGACGATGTGATGGGCAACGTAAGCAGCGAGTTCGGGGTTGCGCTGGGCCGCACCCTCGCTGACCGGCTCCGGCCGCTGGTCGAGGAAGCCGAACGGATCCATCACGAGTGCTCGCTATAGTAGGCGGCATGGGTAAAAGTGACCTGTTGATCGACGCGGTACCTGTTCGCACACGCCGGGCGCTGCAACAGGAGGCCCGCAAGGGCGGCATCAGCATCAACGACGTGGTGGTCGGGGTGCTCTGCACCCGTTACGGGCTGGTGTGCGACCCGACCGCGCCGCGCTACTACCCCGGCACCAACAGCCGCAAGCTGTACCTGCGCCTACCCGCGAAGGTACACCGGCTGCTTCGCATCGAGGCCGCAGAGAACGGCTGGACCCAGGGCGGTCTGGTGTTGAAGGCGCTGGCCGAGCATTTCGAGTTGCCGGTCAAACCGGCGAAGCGGCGCAGCAAGCTCCCGAAGTAGAAAGGAACCCAAGGGATCATGGGCTGGATCGTGCTCACAGTGCTCGTCTTGTGCGTAGCCATCCCCGCTGTCGGCTACGCGCTGTACAGCAAAGCGGTGTGGCCGCACAAGGTGAAGGCATGGGAGGAACGGGGCGCACAGCAACACGACGCGCCCACCAACTACGGCCGCTTCGGCTGGGCGCTCGCCGGAGTCACCATGCTGCTGTGGCTGTTCATCACAGCCGGGCTGATGGTGAAAACAGTGGGCGAACGCGAGGTTGGGATCGTCTACAACTTCTCCGGCACGATCGCCGGGAAACGCGACAAGGGCGTCACCACGATCGCCCCGTGGGCGCACATGGACAAGGAGAACATCGGGATCCAGCACGAGGAATGGAACTTCGGTGAGCAGAACAGCGCCGTCTCCCTTGACCAGCAGAAGGTGTTCGCGAACCTCGCGATCAACTACGCCGTGGACGCAGGCAACGTGCTTGACCTGTACCGCCGCGTCGGGCGCAACTGGAAAACGATCATCGTGGACGCCCGCGTGCCACAGGTGTTCAAAGAGGTCACCGCCACCTACCAGACGCAGGACATCACCGCGAACCGTGAGAAGGTGCGCGAGCAGACACGCACGAGGCTGGCGGCGGAGCTAGAGCCGTACGACATCCGTGTCGTGGACGTGTTCGTCACGAACCTCGGCTTCAGCAAGGTGTACACCGACTCGATCGAGGCGAAGCAGAAGCAGGTGCAGGACGCGCAACGCGCCCAGGCGAAGGTCGCGCAGGTCGAGGCGGAGGCCCGCCAGAAGGTCGCAGCGGCGAAGGGCGAGGCGGACGCGAACGTCGCCCGCGCCCGGGGCGAAGCGACCGCGAACCGGCTGCGGCAACGATCGCTCACTCCGCTGCTCGTGCAACTGGAGGCGATCCAGAAGCTGAACCCGAACGTGCAGACGATCATCTGCCCGCCCAACACGGTCTGCGTGCCGAACAGCATCGGGCCGATCGGAGGAGGGAACCGGTAATGGCGCGGATCGTGGAACTCCTGGTCGGGGTCAGCGCCCTGGCCGGGATCGCCACCTTTCTCGGCCTACGGACGATGTTCCGTAGGACAGTGCGGTCGCTCGGGCGCAAGCCCGAGACGCCGCCTTCCGGCAACGACATCGAACCAAGGGGACAGTCGTGAGGACATACCTGTTGTTCGGCTCGAACGACGGCATCACCTGGCACTCGCTCGGTGACATGCGTGCCAGCGGCGCGGACCAGGCGCTGCGCAAAGCTCAGGAGAGCCAGCCGTACCGGCTGTACGCGGCCTGCCCGGAGCGCAACTGGAAGGCCGGGGCACCCGAGGTCGTTCAGCGCCCCCCTGTGGTGCGCTGGAAGCCGTTGCCGAAGTCGCAGTTGACGGTCGATGACGTGATCGAAGAGGCGGAGAAGGAAGGCGTGATCACGGAACGAGCCGAGCGGTGAGCGTGATCGAGCCGACCGCGATCGGCAAGGGGCTGCATCTGATCCGCCAGTTGGAGAAGACCGGGGCGGTCAGCGACACCGGGATCGAACTCGACAAGGTGGAGTTCACGTTCGTGCAGTGCGAGGCGCTGGCCCGCATGTACGGCACCGTGATCCACCACGCAGCCTTCGTGGTCGGTGACCTGTTGATCTACAGCGAGAACCGGTTCGGGGAGACGTACGCGCAGATCGCTGACGCGTTCGGCCTCGCCCCCCAAACCCTGATGAACCGCGTGTACGTGTGCAACGCGATCCCGTACGAGCGCAGGGTGCCGGGCCTGTCGTTCTCGACGCACGCCCTCGTGGCCGCGATGAAACCCGCCGAGCAGAAACGCTGGCTGAAACGCGCGAGCGAGAACAACTGGTCGCGGGCGGAGCTTGCCACCGCGATCCGCGACGACGACGAAGACGGGGGCGCGGAGCAGACGGTTCTGCCCCCCGTGGAGGAGCCGTCCGTGACGGTCTCCTCGATCAGCACCCGGCTGCGCAAGCTGCTGAAGGACGGTGGCCCGGAGTTCTACAAGGTCGAACGGGTCGAGATGCACAAGCTGCTGACGGACATGGAGCACGCATGACCTGCATGGACTGCGGCAAGCCCACCGACCCGTACGGCCACGACACACTGGAGGAGGTCACCGGGTTCGTGAAATACCGGGGCCGCAAAGGCGGCACCAACCACGTTCACCACCAGGTGAAAACCGGCCGGGTCCTGTGCGGCGACTGCGACCGCAAACGCACCTACGGGGTCGGGGCGGGGCAAGGAAGCCTGCTCGATGCCCGCTGACCCGCGTCCCCCGAAACGGGTACGCGACCCCGAACTGATGCGGCGGCTGCATCTGCGTTGGCGCACCTGCGCCTTGGCCGATGACACCTGCGTGCCGTACCTGTCGCTGCACCATGTGCGCAAGCATCCCCGTGACGACGTGGAAGCGAACCTCGTGATGCTGTGCGGCTCCGGCACCACCGGCCACCACGGGCTGATCGAGGCTCACGACGCGGACACGAAACGCCGCCTGAACGAGTACCTGCTGATCCACCGGCCCGACACATGCGCCTACCTGGGAGGGGTTCGATGATCACCCAAACGGGGTACACGGTGCGCGGGAAGAGGGTTGTCTGCGACTGCGGGTCCTTTATGAAGCCGGTCGTGGGGCGGCGGTTCGATCAGAAACTGGCGTTCTTCTGGTGGCGCTGCCGCAACGGGCACATCAGTTCCTCTTTGCCCCTCCCGGAGGCGTTGCCATCCGTGCCTATGGATACCATCAGTTCAGGAATGGCCCATGAGCACGTACCTGTATCACAGCCCCGCGTGGCGAAAGCTACGCGCTCTCGCGCTAGAGCGCGACGGTAACCGCTGCACCCTGGGTCGCCTCTTCGGAGGCGGATGTTCCTCCACGCTCATCGCCCACCACATCATCCCGATCACGGACGGTGGCCCCGAGGTGCCCGACCTCGACGGGGTGCTGACCGTCTGCTCCTCGCACCACCCGAAGCTGCATGCATTCCGGCGGGCGATGCTGGAGCACCGCGAGCCGGTCTGGAAGACCTGCACCCACCACCACCCGTACCCGCAGGGCAGGCTGGAGTGCGAGCGCCGTCTCAACCGGGTAGCAGCCTAGCCCCTGACACGCTATAGTTGCCGCCATGACAGGCGAGCAACTCTCCCCTGACCACTCGCCTGCCCCCGGGACCCAACTGGCGGTCCCGGGGACAGGCGTGCTGGTCGATCTCGAAGACGAGATTGCGACCGCCCAAGCGCTGGTTGACCTACGGAACTTCGAGACGCTGGTGAAGGAAGCGAAGGCGATCCTCACCGACGCGTTCAGGGCACGCACCCAGGTGCTGGGCACCAAGACGGTGTATCTGCCCGACGGGCGCGTCGCGTCGTTGTCGAGCGAAGAGGAAACCGAGTACGACGCCGAAGCGATCGAGGAGGCGCTGCGGGCGCTCGGGATGCCCGAGGAACGGATCCGCGAGATCGTGGAGGAACGCGTGTCGTACAAGGTGCGGGCCGTCGAGATGAAACGCGCGGCCGGGGCGAACCCCGCGTACGACCGGGTTATGCAGGACAATTCTCGCAAGGTGGAGAAAAACGTGTACGTCCAGATCCGCCGGAGGCGCTGATGGGGCCACGCAAGAAGGCGAAGATCCGCAGGAACAGAGCGGCCCGGATGCTTGCGCAGGGCATGAGCCAGCGGGCTACCGCCCGCGAGCTTGGCGTCACGCAGTCCACGATCCGGCGCTGGACCGACCCGGAGTACGCGGCCCGTGACATCGAGAACTCCAGGAAAGCGAAGCTGAAGCGGGGCGGCACCTGCGTGGACTGCGGTGGCCCCACCCAGTACAGCAACTACCAGCCGGGCAAGGTCTCGCTCCGCTGCCTTGCCTGCTCGACGAAGATGTTCGTCGCGCGAAACCGGGAGCAGGCGAGACGCAACACGAAATGGACAGACGAGGTGATTCTCGCAGCGATCCACCGTTGGGTCGCAGAGCACGGCTCCACGCCCAAGATGGAACAGTGGGCACCCCACGTAAAGCCTGACTGGGCACCGCACGGTGTCACAGTCGTTCGCCGGTTCGGCACCTGGAACCAGGCGATCAGCGCCGCGGGCTACGTGCCCCGGCGTCGAGGCGGGGCCGCGCACCACAACGGCCTCCCGACCGACCCGGTGCGAGAGCCGGGGAAGCCACAGGAGGGAGTGAGGCAATTCGCCGCGTAATGACGCTCACCATCTCAACAGCACTGATCGGCGCGATAGGCGCTGCGGCAATCCAGTACAGGGAGGACACCGTGAACGCCGCGCCCATCCCAAGGGCGAAACGGGTGGCGGTGACCGACAAGCCTGTGCGTTGCCCCGGGACACAGCAAGGGATCAGCTACTACAGGCGGGCGTACACCACGCACAGGACCCAGATGGGCCTGTCCGGGGCCGTCCCGCGCGTCTGGTACCCGTGCCAGGTCGCACGTCGCCGCGCCGTGGAGTGGCGCGAGAGGGCCACACAGGCCCGTGCAGCGTACGCGGAGTGGAACAGCAGCATCGGTGTGCATGTCAGGCGTCTCAACCGTGGCCTGGCGGGAACCCCGCTGGCCGGGCTGGGACACGTGTTCGAGCAGGCGGGCCGTCGCTACGGGATCAGCCCGTATTTCATGGCGGCAGCGTCCGGCACAGAGTCGTCGTTCGGCGCGGCCGGGTGCGGCAACAACCCGAAGAACATCTGGGGGTTGGCGAACTGCACCGGGATCTGGCATGTGCCGTACTTCGAGACATGGGACGAGGCGATCGGCTTCTACGCGAAGTTCCTCGCTGACCGGTGGCCCTCGGCCACCAGTCCCTACCACTACTACGGCTATGCGGCCTGCGACGCGTGCTGGGGCCGCAAAACCAGCTTGCACATGCAGCGCTTCGGAGGCGGTACCAGCACGCGGTACTGACGCAGGGCATACCGGGGCGGGCGACACCAAAGCCGCCCGCCCCTAGGTGGGAGGGCATGCAATGAGCGTGGACAGGTTTGCAAGGGCAGCCCTGGTGCTGCTGGTTGGCGTCGCGATCTGGCCGCTGTCATGGCTCGTCGCGGCGGGACTGGTCGCCGCGTACGGGTTCGCGTGGGGAGGTGGCCGCGCGTGACGCACTCGCCGGACCCGCCCGTGTCGCTGCTGGAGGAACGGTTGCGCGAGAACCGCGACATGCAGCCCGCCGTTGCTCGCTGCCTGCACTGCCCCTCCTGGGTCGCTGAGGGCACCGCTGCGACCACGAGGGCCGCGGCGTTCCAGCACCGCCAGGCGTTCCACCCGGAAACGATCGGGCGGGGCAAGGCGCGACGGCCACGCCGGTCAGCCTGGATGTCCCAGAACCTGACGCGCGAACAGGAAGAGGTCTACGAACGCGAGCGCGAGAAGCGAATGTGGGAGCTAGGCATCGCCTGAAAAATTTGGGGCGGCGTCGCCCTCAGCAGCCGCCCGCCCGCCCTCCGGCCCCGCGCCCCCGACGGGCAGGGACGCGGCTGGCTTGGTGGGCATGTCGATCACGTCTGCGCCCGGGTCGGGCAGAGAGGGTGTCTCTGCGCCCCGCAGGTCATCGAGCACCGCGCGGATCGCTGCGTCGAGGGCGGACCCGTCGCCCTGGGCTTCCGCGACCACGGCCAAGCTGACGGCTTTGCCCCAGCCGCGGTCGAGTAGCTCGCGCCCGGCCGCGATCCGGTCAGCGTCTTTCGCCCGGGGGTCAACGGCGATCCCGTACAGCACCCCGAGGATGCTCCTGGGGTCGCCTCCGCAGACCTCGCGGACATATCCGGCGATCCCGCGTTTGCGGGGGATCGCTCCGTGCCCGGGCTGGAACTGCCCGGCGGGTTGGAGTTGTTCGCTCATAGCCTTACCGGGGCACCCGCGGGTGCGGCATGCCCCAGAAAGACTACACTTCAAGACCCCCGGTCAGCCGGGGGTCTTGTTGTCTGCACGGGCATGCGCCAGATCCTCGCGGAGTTTCCAGACGGGTACCGAATGTAGGCGCTGTCGTCGTCCACCGAGACGGTGGGTTCACCATGATGCGGCGTCAGCCAAAGGCAGTTCCCCTCTACCGCACCGTCCCGCGATGCATACACACCAGAGATGTACTTCTCCGTCCAGCCACTTCGGTGCGGAATGCTTGTCTCGCAGAGCCACACGGTCTTGTGAGGCTTCGTACCTCTCATGGCTGTGGCGACAAGCTCACGGGTACGTCCTTCGCCGCGGCACTCCGGGCAGCGTCGGAAGTTCCTACCCTGGGGGCCGTCGATCCCTGCGATTTCCGCGCCGATCTCTCCCCAGACGGTGACTTTCCCTGTGCCGCCGCACGTTGTACAATCACGGTACGCCTCGGCCATCTCAGTCCTCCTGAAGTAGCGCGGTGAGGGCACGGTGCGGCGACCCGATGAACCGGAACTTGATGCCGCGCCGGTTCGCTTCGTGGTACGCCTTCATCATCGCGTCCGGGTCGTTCAGGAACGCGTTTGCCTGGTTGTGCTGGCGCAACGAGTGCGCCATCTCGATGATCCCTTCGTCCCACATCAGCCGGTTGGCGTCCTCGCCGTATTCGGGGGACTCGATCACGTGGATGGTCATGTGGTTGCCTCCTGTGCCCGCTCGATCGTGACGATGCGGGCGTCGTCTCTCGTGACGTGAAACTGCACGGTGCCGGTCTGGTCGCGCACATACCATGTGCCGGTTTCCGTGGCCTGGCTGGCGGCGGTCGAGGCGAGCGAGATGCCCGCGCCGAGGCTGGGCACCGAGCGGTCCTCGATGCCCGGCCCCGATACCGCCGGTTCTGTCGTGGGCTTACGCTTGCGGGCCATTACGGCAGCCGTCGTGTTGGGACGAGGATGGGTTCCCCGTCGACTCCGACGTGCACGCGCTTGCCGGGGTCGTTGCTGCCCCCGGTGGCGTACACGTGGAACACGTCGCCGTCACCGTCGTCCTGTCCGTTGACGAGCACGCCTACGTCCCATCCGCGGGGATGGGCCGAGATGCCGCTGTTGCTGGTGCCGGTTCGCGTGGTCGTGCCGCGCGAGCCTGTTAGGTCACCGTAGAAGTGAGACACAGCTTGACCTCCTGAGCCTCTTGCCGGATTGACGCCAACAACTATAGCAAGAGCGGAGGTTTACACGCTGCTGAGCGACTGACCCAAAAATTTGGGATGGGGTCGGCCTCAGCAAAGCCCGCCCGCCCTCCCGCCCGAGCGCTCAGCGGGTCGTTAGCTGCGCCCGGCCGTGCGTCACGTGCGCGGGGCACGGGGCCGGGGCTTGCGCCCAACATGAAAAATTTGGGACGGGGTGGTTCTCAGCAAAGCCCGCCCGCCCCTCCGCGCCGCGCCGTGATACCGAACGGGTGTTCGTGCTACCGAACGTCCGTTCGGGCGGACGGGTGTTCGTGCTACCGGCCGTTCGGTAGCCGGACGGGTGTTCGTGCGTACGCATGTTCGTATTGTACCGGGCGTGGGGCACCGGCCGCGGCCCGGGTTGGGCCGGGCGGGGTACGGCCGCGGGGTGGGGCGTGGGGCCGGGCTGTACGCCCACCCACCCTCCCCCCGGGGGTACGCCCGGCCGGGGGGTCAAGTGGGGGTTGAGGGTTGAGGGCCGGTAGGGGTTGCGCCGTCCGCACCGGGGCGTATTCTTCGACCTGCGCCACGGGCGCCGCGGACATACCCAACGGCACCGGCCCCGCGGGCGACCGGTGCGGCCCGCAACGTGACGGGGTCGCCCCGCTCTCGCCCCCGGGATATCCGGCCCCGTAGACCCCAACCCGGTGAGAGCGGCGAGGGCGAGAGCGGGGTAACCGACGCGGGGGAACGAGAAGGTAGACCATCCGCCCCCCGGGCGTAGCCCGGCCCCGGGGGAGAGCGGCTCATTCACAGCCGGGCACGAAAGGGGACCCTTGTGTCTCACGTTCAATGTCTTGATTGGCCCACGACGGAAGCGGTGCTGAGGGGCGCGCGACTAGTTCTGTTGTTTGGCCCTCCGGGCACCGGGAAGACGACGGCCGCGGTCAACGCGGCCCGTGCGCTCGGCCAGTCGGTCTACAACGTCACTCTGACCGACGAGACCCCGGCCGCGGAGCTGCGCGGCCATTGGATTCCGGCGGAGGACGGCCGTTTCAAGTGGCACGACGGCCCCGCGATGAGAGCGTTCCGCGAGGGTGCGACGCTAGTGCTGAACGAGGTTGATCATGCGTCCGCTGACGCTCTCGACTTTCTGCACACGTTGTGCGACGACCCTGGCATCGCGGCCGTCACGTTGCCTACGGGCGAGACGGTGTTTCCGCACGAGGATTTCCGGGTGGTCGCAACCACGAACAGTGATCCCGATGTCGTGTTCGCGGAGGATGGCCCCCGGGCCGCGCTCGGCTCACGCTTCGCGGTCAAGGTGTTTTGCGGTGAGACTCATCCGGACGCGATCGCGGCCCTCCCGGATGACTTGCGTCTGGCCGCCGCGGGGCTGGACCCCGCGATGCAGTGCCGGGCGGATATCCGCTCGTGGGTTACGTTCGCGGCCCTGCGCTCAAACCTCGGTGAGGAAACGGCCGCGTTGGCAGTGTTCCGGCACCGGGCGTCGGATGTACTGGACGCCCTGAAGTTGGCCGGTGCGCGATGACCCGTCAGCGGAAGCTTCCAACGGCCCGGGGGGATTCGACCCCCCGGGCGTACCCTGTCCCGTCCGCGGTCGACGGCAAGCGCGCGTGGGCCGTGGAAGAGGGGTTGGGGAGTGTCACTCGGGGGCCGGGCGTGGGGCTGTTGTCTGTGCCCCTCGGCGTATCTGACCGCGACCGGTGGGTTCGGCTGCACGAGCTAGCCCACGCGAAGTGGACCCCGGTCACACTGGTGGGTGCGGACGGAATCCCGTTCCCCACCCTCAACGCTTGCGAGGACTCCCGGATCCACAAGCGGCTGAATGAGGCTGGGATGGCGAACGGTTCCCCGGTGTTGCTGTCGGACGCTGACCGAGAGCGGATGGCCGCGATGGTGGAGGACGGACGGATGCCCCCGATTGAGGCGGCCCGGCTGTTCCTGGCTACTGTCGGCACCGGCGACGAACGGCCGCTCCGGCGGCTGTTCGAGGGGCTGTCCGCAACCGCGCATGTGCCCGCAACATGCGACGTGCTGTGGGCACGCCACCTGCGGAAGCGTCGCCCAGCGTGGGGCCGCACCGTTGACCTCGCCCGAGACGTGGAGGCAACGTTCGCGGTTCCCCCGTCCGACGACCCCGACATGACGGAGCGGCTGCGGGACGCAAACAACATGTACCGGGAGGGCGATCCGGACGGGGGCCGGTGGGGGCCAATGACGGTCGAGACCCCACCGCTCACGGTGCCGATGACATGCACATACCGGGTACCCCGTCGCCGCGCATCCGACACCGGTGCCGTACCCACCGGATGGCACCGGCTCACAACAGACGGCCGCGTGTTCACCCGGAAGCTCAAACGGCCCGCCGGAGGAGCAATCCTCATAGACCAATCAGGGTCCATGAGCCTGTCACACGACGACGTGCAAACGATCATCGATACCTACCCCGGCGTCACAGTCGGCACCTACGCCGGAAACGAAACACGCGGCGTGCTCCGCATCATCGCCCGCGACGGCCGCAGAGCAACCGACGAAGACTGCTACCTCGACTATGGCGGAAACACCGTCGACGGCCCCGCCCTCGAATGGCTCGCCCAACAACCCGGCCCCCGCGTATGGGTAAGCGACGGACTCATCGTCGGGGCCAACGGCTCACAACACCCCAACCTCCACCTAGACGTAGCCCAAATAACCGCAACCGCGCAGATCCTCCGCGTGCCCGGCATCCACCATCTAACCCACGAGGAATAAACATGCCCAACCCAACACCAGCAACCAACCGGGGGGGCGCACAACGCCCCCCCACGCCCCCCAAAAGCGCCACGCCCAACCCAACCTCCCACCACACACGCAACCCCGGAGCATGGCTCCCACTCATACCCAACCGCGGCCACCGCCGCGGCAACCTCCCCACCCTCGACCACTACGACCAAACGGAGCGCTAACCCATGCTCGCCACATTCACACTCAGCACAGTCGCATACGCCCTCGCCGCAGAAATCGCCATCCTCCACGCCCTCGCCCTAATCCTCAACCGACGCTAACCCCCCAACCCACCCCCACCCACCCCAACCCCCACCCCCGGCCACCAGGCTGTGTGTGGGGGCCGTTGGGCGGTTGGCCCGGCCCCCTTGCCCACCCGGGCGGGGCCGGGCCGGAGGGGCCGTCTGGTGGGCGTACAGCCCTGTTCGGTGCCCGCCCGATTCGACGACGCCCGAGCCCGGGCACCGGGGCGTAACGATGGGGCACACGGCCCCGCCCTACGCCCACGCCCCCCCACCCACCCGGGCCGCGCGAACTCGTGTGGTGCATGTATTCGAGTGCGAAGTTGGTGCTAGGTTGGTGCTGGGTTGGTGCCAGCGTGGTGCTGGGTTGGTGCTATTATTGGTGGTGGTTGTCGTCGTTTTTGGGGAGGTGGATCATGGGTGGTGTGTTGTGGGTTTTGTTGGGTGTGGTTGTTGTCGCCGTGGTTGTTGTTTTTGGGGTGGATCGTTTGGGGCAGGCGCGGAGGAGGCGGGACCGGTTGGTCGTCCGGCGGATCCAGAGGTATTTGGAGGGTCTGCCGCCCGCGAGGCCGTGGTGATGTCAAGGACGAAGCCCTCGCCCGCGCGGAGGCCCGCGATGAGTGAGCGGCCCGAGCCGCAGGAAGATCCGCCGTTCCCCGAGTTGCGCTACCGGCCCGCTGTGCCGTCCACCGAAACGCTCGCCAACGACGAGCGGATTCGAACCGCTGTTCCTTCGCTCGGCACTGATTCGGTGTACGACCACCAGGGCAACCCGTGCGTGGCGTGGCTCACAGTCGATGGACGCACGCTCGTACTGACGCACGACGACGCCTGGAAGCTCGCATGGGCGCTGATCGGGTACTGCGTCGACCACAAGCAGGCCCGCGCGGAGGCCCGCGATGAGTGAGCAGCCCATGAGCCGCTACATCGAGTCTCTGCGACGGATCGCGGAAGCGGCAGACCATCAAGGACGACCGTGGGAATGGGAACACGCCTACCCACAACGGATCACGCGAGTCGGGGACGTTGTGCTCGTCGCGGAATGTTTCGAAGACCCGGACAGCCCATCCAGGTTCGCGGAGTTCATCGCGACGTTCGACCCGCCCACCGTGCTCGCGCTACTGGAAGAGGTGCCCCGTGCGCGCTGCATCTAGTCCCTGCCCGTGGTGCGCCGTCCCCGCGCGAGCACGTCACTTCGACTGGTGCCCGTGCAGTTCAGCAAGCAGACGCGCGATCCGTGACGCCTACCGGGTCAGCGACGAGGAGGGGATGCGGGTGGCCGACAAGATTCGCGCATTCGCCCAGCGCGAAGCTAACGCGGAGAACGCCCGTGCAGCCGCACGCGGATACAGACACTCTACCCCGAAACGGGGTTGGGGGCCGGAAAGGATGCGCCATGACCCGGAGCGTCCATCGTGAAATCCCCGTGGGCGATTCCAAATGACCCGCGCATCGAGGGCCGACGCCCAGAGCCGCAACCTGAGAAGCCCGATGGCTGGCCTGAGCGGTGCGGCGTCTGCGGCGCTGACTGGACACACATCGGATTCGACTACGCGGACGGCTTCAACTGCCGCGCGTGTGGAGGGAGCGACAGCGATGAGTAGCGAACTTGACCGGCTGGACGTGGACGTAGCGTCGATCAGAGAAGCGTTCCTCTACGTCGCCCCCGTTCATGCGAGTGTCGCTCGTGACGCCGAGATCGCCCTCGAACGACTGGTGCGTCTGGCGCACAACACGTTCAAGTGGGCCGACGCCATTGACGCGAACTGGGAGGGCGGCGGCAACGACTGGTGGGCGACGCTCATGGAGATTCGCTCCTACCGCACCGTTGAGCGAGAGTCGCTGACCGGCCAACGGACATTCCTCGGCAAGGAGCGCCGCGATGCCTGACCATGTGATTCAGCGCGGACGGGTAGTTATCAGCCCGGAAGAGGCGATGGCCCGCGAGGGCGCTGGCGAAGCCGCCCACGAAACCAGGGACGAGGGGCTCGACGCCCTGGACGCGCTGGAAGCCCGAGCGAACGAACTGGAAGACCTTGTGCGGGGCGGTCACTGCATCCGGGGCGACAGCGGGAAGTCCCCGTGTGAGGAGCTGGAACAACAACTCGTGGATACACGCGATGACATGGCAATGATGGAGCAAGACCTCCGAGGGGCTAATGCCCGCCTCGCTGAAGAGCGGGCCGCGCGGGAGACAGCCGAACGGGAACGAGACGAGGCGCAGCGGATCATGCACACCATCGACATGCCAAGGATCATGGCAGCCGAGGCCCGCGCAGACAGGCTCGCGGACCTGCTCGAAGAAGCATGGGGCGTCGTCATCTCCGTGGACGCGCAGGAACTCGGCTGCAAGATCCGCGCCGCGCTCGCTGAACACGACAAGGAACCCGCGTGATGCCAGCCATCAACCTTCGCCTCCAAGACTGGCAACTCGAACAGCTACGCGACGAAGCCGCCGCGGACAACCGGTCCATCCAATACATCATCGTCCGCAAGCTGTTCCCCCCAGCCGCGGTAGCAGAGAGCACCATGGACGCTGAGCGAGCCGTGCATCGAGACAGCAACGCAACAGGAGAGCGAGCCGCGATAACAGACAGCACCGTGAGCGGGGAGCGAGCCGAACAACCAGACAGCACCGCCGTCGGGGAGCGAGCCGCCAAGCCGGACAGTGCCGAGCACGAGGAGCGAGCCGAGGTCCAAGAGAGAACCGCAAGGCGTGAGCGAGCCGAAGAACGAGAGAGCACCGCAGTCCCGGAGCGAGCCGAAGATCACGGGAGCACCGTGAGGGTAGAGCGCCCCGTACGGCCCCGCCGCGTCCGCTGCCCACACCGCATCCCCGCAGGCAGCTACTGCAAACACTGCGACTGAGCCATGAGCCGCGACAGCACCGGAGAAGATGAGCGAGCCGCGAGCGCGGAGCGCGCCATAGAAGCGAGCCGTAGCTCAGGACAGCACCGTCATATGCGGAGCGAGCCGAACGGTCAGAGAGCACCGCTTATAAGGGAGCGCCCATGAGTCCCAGACGCCGCCGCTCCATCGAACTCACCGTCCGCTGCCACCCCGAAGAAAAAGCCCGCTGGGAACTCTCCAGCAAACACCGCCAACTCAGCCTCTCCGGCTGGCTCCGACAGGTCGCCAACGAAGAAGTCGAACGCCAAGCCGCCCTCATCCTCTACCAGATCAGGGTCGAACGGCCCCACGAACTCAACGCGATCGTCGAAGAGATCCTCCGCGAACGCGCCGCCCGCGACGACCCCGACCAAACCCGGATCCGCGAACGGGCCGCAACCGCGGTAGATGACAGCACCGTGTAAGCGAAGCGAGCCGCGACCACGGAGAGCACCGAGATCGGTGAGCGAGCCGGGACTGGCGACAGCACCGCGAAGCTAGAGCGCTAGAACCCAGCCGCCCAGGGTCGTATCCTGTTCCCCCGTGAGCGAACCCTGGGCGGACTGGCCCGAGCAAGCGAAATACAAGCTCCTCGGGGAAGCCAGCTACGAACGCTGGCGACGGATCGCCCGGCCCGAGCAGCTACCCCCCGAAGGAGAATGGCGCGTCTGGTACCTGCAAGGCGGACGCGGCTCCGGCAAAACACGCACCGGCAGCGAAACGCTCGCCTCCTATATCGCGAAACACGGCCCCGCAGACTGGGGCATCGTCGCCCCCACCTACGGCGACGCCCGCGACGTGTGCGCCGAGGGGCGCTCAGGCATCCTCGCTGCCCTCGGCCCCCTCGTGCTCGACGGCCCCAACGGGTGGAACCGCTCGCTCGGGGAGATCAACCTCGTGGACGGCAGCCGCATCTACCTCGACGGAGCAGACGACGGGGCGCTCCGCATCCAGGGTAAGAACCTCGCCGGATGCTGGTGCGACGAGATCGCCCTCTGGAAAAAGTGGGAGATGGCCTGGAACGAATCCATCTCGTTCGCGGTCCGCATCCCGCCCTCCAAGATCATCGCGACCGGCACACCCAAAATGGGCCACGGCCTCGTCCGCCTCCTCGTAGAAGACGAACACGTCCCGATCAGCCGGTTGCGCACCGTGGACAACCTCGCGAACCTCGACCCGTTCGCGGTCGCGGACCTCCAGCGCCGCTACGGCGACAGCCGCCTGGGACGCCAAGAGCTAGAAGGCGAATACATCGCGGAGATCGAAGGCGACCTCCTCAAACGAGGCTGGTGGCGCTACTACGACCCCGCGCTGCTCGGCACACCCGCCAACCCGGGCGTACGCACCGAACAACTGCCCATCTTCTCGATGATCGTGCTGTCGCTCGACACCCCACTCAAAGACAAAGAGTCATCCGACAACGTGGCGCTGCAAGCCTGGGGCGTCCACAAAGCCGACCGCTACCTACTCGACAGCCGCGTCGCGAAAATGGGCTACGACCAGTGCCGCCGCGCCGTCATCGAAATGTGGCGCTGGGCCACCGTCAACTGGCCGCACGCGATCACCCGCGTCCTGATCGAAAACGCAGGGTACGGCGTCGAACTGCTGATCGACCTGAACCGCGAGATCAGCGGCGTCACCAAGATCCCGCCCGGCGCGGAAGGCAACAAAGGCAGCCGCGCCCTGTCCGCGTCCGGCGACCTCGAAACCGGCAACGTGTACGTCCCCGGTCGCGGCCTCCCCGACCTGTCCGGCCCCGACGAACGCGCCACCCCCGCGATGACCGTCAGCCTGATCCACGAAGCCGCGCTGTTCCAGCCGGACGGCAGCCACTCCGGCCACGACGACCAGGTGGACGCGTTCTCGCAAACGATGAACTGGCTGCGCACCCGCTCAGCCGTCCCGATGCGCACAAGCTCCCTCCTCACCCGCGTCCCCGGGGTGCCAGGGCCGCTCAGGCGACGAAGGAGGGTCAGCCAGCCGTGACCGTCGCCCCCACACGCATCGAACCCGTCGTGTACGTCCGCTGCCCCGACTGCCGCCGCGGACGCCACGTCTCCGCCCGCCAGGCCCGCCGGATCAACCAAGGGAAACACTCCCGCCTCTGCTTCTGGTGTCGCACCACCAGCCCCCACCGCATCCGCCGCGTCTCCAGCGAACGCTACATGCGCTGGTGGCTCACCCACTACGGCTGCGTCGTGCCGCCCGGCATGAGCGTCGCGGAATACGTCAGCCTGCACGGCGTCCCCCGCGAACTCCGCGAGATCGCCACCATGATCTGGGGAGACGAACCCGAACAGCAGGTCGCGTGACAGTCCTTGTCGCGGTGCCGGTGCTGAACCGGCCACACCGCGTCCAGCCGCTCACCGACAACGTCACCCAGACCAGCGACGCCAGCATCCTGTTCGTCTGCTCCCCCAAAGACAAAGCCCAGATCGCCCAGGTACGCAAAACCCAGCGGGCACACGGCCACGTCGGGCTGCTGATCGTGGAAGGACCCTACCCCGGCGACTACGCCCGCAAGATCAACCGGGCAGCCACCATGATGACCACCCAAGACTGGCTGCTCACCGGGGCAGACGACCTGCTCTTCCACCCAGGCTGGCTCAACTCGGCGCTCGCGATGGCCCACCACAGCCGCGCCCGCGTGATCGGCACCAACGACCTCGGCAACCCAGCCGTCCGCCGCGGAGGCCACTCCACCCACAGCCTCGTCCACAAGACCTACATCACCGAGCACGGCGCGATCGACCAGCCCGGGATCGTCTACCACGAGGGGTACCACCACAACTGGTGCGACGTGGAAATGGTCGAAACCGCCCGCGCCCGCCGCGAATGGGCGTTCGCCACACGCTGCCGGATCGAGCACCTCCACCCCCACTGGGGCAAAGGCGAACACGACGCCACCTACGAAGCCGGACTCGCACACTTCAAAGACGACCGCCGCCTCTACCAGCGCAGACGCCGCATGTGGGTAAGCGGACGCTCCTACACGCGCCAACGCACGCTATAGTTTCCGGCATCAAAATCCACCCGAAGGGGGAGAGATGAAAAGGTACGTCGCCTACGCGCTGATCGCGGTCGTGGGCTTCCTCGCCAGCGTCGCGCTCGCCGGAAACGGCCCACCGTCCAGCCCACCCGGCCAGGGCGAATGCGAACACGGCAACAGCCAGAAGCCATGCAAGCCGGACCCGCAGCCCGACCACGGCAAGGACTGCGACGAGCACGGCCCCAAGGAAGGCGGGGTCAACGAAGACCACTGCCTGCCCGACGAAACCACCCCGACCGAGACCACACCCACGGAGACGACCCCCACCGAAACGACTCCGACCGAAACGACTCCGACCGAAACCACCCCGACTACTCCGACGGAGACCACCTCGACAGAGACGACCCCCACCACCCCGACCCCCACCACCCCCTCGGGCGAGCGCTGCCCGCCCGGGATGACCCCCACCGCAGGCAAAGACGGACAGCCCGGCAACGACGAATGCGAGTTCCCGAAGACGAACCCGCCTGCCCCGCCGCGACCGCCTGAAACCCAGAACACCGGGCAAGGGCCGCTCGCGACGCCCACACCGCCGCCCCCACCGCCCACGGCCGGGCCGCTCCCCAGCGACCAGCCGCAAGGCACCCCCACCCAGGCGAAGCAGCAGCCCAAGCCAAAGCCGAAGGCGCAGCCGAAGGGCGCACCCAAGCCGAAGCCCAAGGGCAAGCCATGCCCGCCCGGCACCCGCGCCTACCAGGGCAAGTGCCACGGGATCGTGCAGGGGAACGGATAACCACGCCCAGCCTGTTCGTGAAACACAAGTCCATCGCCCGGGGAATCGCGAACGAATACCGGTTCCCCGGGCAGGACGACCAAGACGTGCATCAGGAAGCGCTGATCGGCCTGTGGATCGCCTGTGCCAACTGGAACCCCGCCCGCGGCCCGTTCCCACCGTTCGCCAGGCTCGTGATCCACCGCAGGCTCACCACCATCCTCAAAGCAGCCCTCGCGAAAAAGCAGATGCTGCTCACAGACGCCGCCCGCGAGGACGTGCTGCTCACCGACGGCCACGACACCGAACGCGTCGTGATCGCCCGCGACGCCCTCCGCCGCCTCTGCGAGGCTGCCCGCAAGCTCACCCCAACCGAACGGGCCTCGCTCGCGGGCCTGCTCAACGGAGACCCGCTCACCGGCAAAAGCGACGACAACGGACGCCTCCGCGCCCGCCGCAAACTCGAACAGGAAGCCCTCTTCTGATGAGCATCAGCGTCGTGATCACCACCTACGGCACCGACCACTGGAAAGACCTCGCCTGGTCACGCGCGTTCCCGTCCGTCGCAGACCAGATCACCGACGAAGACGAGATCCTGGTCGAGCACTACCCCGACCTGTCCATCGGCCCCGCCCGCAACAAGGCCGCGGCCAAAGCCGAGAAGAACTGGCTGCTGTTCCTCGACGCAGACGACGAACTCGCGCCCGGCTACCTCCAGGCGATGCGCGAAGCCACCTTCCTCGCGTCCGGCACCAACCTGTACCAGCCAGCAGTGCAATGGGTCCGCCGCGGCGTCCGCCGCAAGCCCTACCTGATCGCCCCCAAAGACCTGCGCGAAGACAACTACCTCGTGATCGGCACCCTCGTCAGCCGAAGCCTGTTCAAGCACGCCGGAGGGTTCAGCGACTACCCGCACGGATTCGAGGACTGGAGCCTGTGGGCGAAATGCTGGCGGGCGGGCGCACAGGTCATCCCCGTGCCCACCGCCATCTACATCGCGCACGTCAACCCGAACTCCGCCCACAAAACCCGGTGGCGCGACCGCCGCGAACAGGTCGCCACCCACCTCCGCGTCCGCGCCGAGCTATTCCCGGAGCACGCGTGAACATCCACACCGTGATGGTCACCTACAACCGCCTCGAACTTACGAAGCAGGCGGTCGCCAGCTACCTCGACACCGTGCGCGAACCGTTTTCGCTCGTCGTCGTGGACAACAACAGCACAGACGGCACCCAGGCATGGCTGACCGAACAGTTCGCCAAAGGCGAGATCGACCGGCTGTTGCTGCTCGAACAGAACCGCTACCCCGGCTACGCCACCAACCACGGCTGGAAGCTCGCGCCACCCGACACCACGCTGCTGCACCGGGCCGACAACGACTTCATCTTCCTGCCCGGCTGGGACACCCACGTGTGGGAACAGTTCGCGAACCGGCCGCTGCTCGGGCAGCTAGGGCTGCGCACCGCGGACGAAGAGATGCACAACGACAACAACGTGGGCGGCAACTGCGTGATCCGCAAAGTCCTGTTCGACCGGGGGTTGCGCTACGACGAGCGCACCTGGCCGCAGATCAGCCGCAAGATCCGCGGCTACACCGAGGACTCGTTCATGTCACCCAAGGTGGTGCAGATGGGCTGGGAATGGGACAGGGTGACGCAACCGTGCATCCAGCCGATCAGCCAGGAGTCACCGGACGACGCCTATTACCAGCAGACCTGGGCTGACCGCCGCATCCGATGATCAGCGTGATCATCCCCACGATCCGCGTCCGCGAAGAGGCAGGCTGGCTCGACCGCTGCCTCGACGCCTACGAGAAAACCACGCACGGTGACTGGGAACCAATCGTGATCCGCGACAAGCCAACGTGCGGCATAGCCTGGAACGAAGGCATCGCCAAGGCCCGGGGCCGCTACATCCACCTCACCGCGGACGACATCGAACCCCTGTCATGCTGGGACAAGGCCGGGATCGAGAGCGCTGACCGCGGCGAACTGCCAGCGGCACGGATCCTGAACACAGACGGGACGTTGCAGTCCTGTGGTACGGACGCGAACGAGCACGACGAGGGTGAGGAGGCAACGATCGCGCGGATCCCGTTCGGCACACGCGAACAGTTCGACAAGATCGGCCCGATGCTAGAGGTCCACTACCAGACCGACCAGTGGTTCTCACATCGAGGACGCCAGGTCGGGTATCCCACGATTGTCCGACGCAACTACGCCTTCTACCATCACTTCGCGCCAGAGGGACGATTGGACAGCAGGCTCTCTGCGGATGTGCGGTACTACCACAAGATGGGGGGAGAATGATCGGCAGCGACGAGCACTTCATTTCCAAGAGCCGCTGGGAGTTCGGCTGCCGGGTCTGGAACGGACCGTTCATTGGCGCTGGCTACGGCGCCTACTACGCCGATGGCGGATTCGCCTACGCGCACCGCTGGGTTTGGGAACGAGCCTACGGCTCCATTCCCGATGGGATGGTCATTGACCACATCTGCGGGAACCGTGCGTGCGTCAACCTCTCTCATCTACGTGCTGTCACGCAGCGCGAGAACCTTCTGGCTGGCGACACCGTCAACGCGCGGAACGCCGCGAAAGACGAGTGCGAACACGGGCACCCGTTCGATGAAACGAACACCTACATGTGGCGGGGGAAGCGTCACTGCCGTCGCTGTCGGGCAGACGCCGCGCAGAGATTGCGTGATCGACGGAAAGTGCTGGCGTGAGGATCCTGATCACCGGCCACAAAGGCTTCATCGGCATGGCATGGTACGATGAAACCCATGCCATTCAAAGACCCTCAGAAGCGGAAGGACTACAACCGCGAATACCAACGGCTATGGGCGAGAGAGAACCGCGACAAGAGACTCGTCTACGAACGGGCGTGGAACGAAGCGCATCGCGAGGAGCGGCGGGCTATTGGAAAGCGAGCCAGGTACAAGGACCCGGAGAAGTATCGAGCGCAGAACACTCTGGCGCGTGGCGTCCGCGCGGGAAAAGTTGTGCGCGGAACATGCGAGGTGTGTGGCACCCCCGACGATGTGCAGGGACACCACGACGACTACACCAAACCACTAGACGTGCGTTGGCTTTGCCGACAACACCACATGGAACTGCACCGTGCGCGTACTGATCACGGGGCATAAGGGATTTATAGGCCGTCACCTCGCCGCGGAGCTACGCAACAACGGGCATCAGGTGGTGGGCGTAGACCACGCCCTTGTGCCCAGCGACGACCTGCGCATCCCCGGCGTGATCGACGCGGCGCTCGACCTGCACGGCCCCGTCGATGTCGTCGTTCATCTCGCAGCCAAGGTCGGCAGGCTGTTCGGGGAGGACAACCCCGCGGACACGATCATGGATAACGCCGGAATGACCGCGTTAGTCGCCAAAGCCACAGCCTCCCACGGCGCGAGGCTCGTGTACGCCTCCACAAGCGAGGTCTATGGCGACCAGGGGAACGAGACATGCGACGAGTATGCGGGGCCGTTCGGCCTGCCGCACAACATCTACGGCCTCTCGAAACGCTGGGGCGAGGACGTGGCCTGCCTGTACGCCCCCGACGACCTCGTGGTGCTCAGGTTCTCGATGCCCTACGGCCCCGGCCTGCCCGCCGGACGAGGCCGGGCCGCGATCATCAACATGCTGTGGCAGGCGCTCAACCGACGCCCGATCCCGGTGCATGTCGGGGCCGAACGCTCCTGGTGCTACATCGCGGACACCGTTCGAGCGGCCCGCCTCGCGATCGAACGCGGCAAAGGCGCGTACAACGTGGGCAGAGACGACGTGGCTGTGCCCATGCACGGGATCGCCCGGCTCGCGTGCGCAATGACCGGCGTGCAAGACCACGACCGGCTGATCGAACTGATGGAAGCCCCCGCCAACCAGACCGTCGTGAAACGCCTCTCCACCGAACGCGTCCGAGCGCTCGGCTGGAAACCCGAGGTCGAACTCGTGGAAGGCATGGAACGCACCCTCGACTGGGTAAGGCTGCTGGACGAGGACGGGATGCCAACCGCGCAGGCCATGGAGATGATCGAGTGAGCACCCATCTCGCCCGTGTCTGGATCGCGGTCGCCGCGGTCGCCGCCAGCGTCAACCTGCTGCTCACCATCACCAGCGACGCGCAAACCGGCTGGGACGACCTCCAGGCTGCGACACAACGGATCGAGGCCCGCCAGATCGAGGCGTGCCCATGACCACCCGCACCTGCCAGATGTGCGGAGCCGAGGTCGGCCCCGACCGCCCCGACGCATGCCTCGGCAAGCTCCCCGGCGTGATCGACGCCTGCTGCGGCCACGGCCGCAAAACCCGCGCCTACATCGTGTTCAAGTCCGGGCTAATCATCCGCGGCTTCGGCATCCAGAAACGCACGAACAAGTGGGGGAAACGCGTTGACAGTTCCTGACTGGTGGGAGTTTCTGCTGCTCGCGCTCGCGGTGTTCCGGGTGTACCGGCTGATCGCGGAAGACACGATCCTCAACCGGCCCCGCCGCTACATCCTGCGGCTCGACAAGAAATGGAAGAAAGAAGGCGACCCCACCGGGGACCGTTACCGCACCGAGTGGGCGCTGTTCATCACGTGCCCGTGGTGCCTCGGCTTCTGGCTGTCCATCGCCTGGTGGGTCGCGTTCCAGATCACCGAGAAATGGACGCTCGTGGCGGCGACCCCGTGGGCGATCAGCGCCCTCGTCGCTCTCACCGCGAAGAACCTCGACAAGGAAGAGGAATGAACGCCGAGGAACTCGCGGACATCGCCCAGGAACTCGAACTGGCCGAGGCCCGGCTGCTCTCCCTCGAATCCGCCGGGCCGCAGGGACGGATCGCTGACCTGCCGGAATACCTGACCACGGTGAGAACCGTCCGAGAACGGGTACATCATCTCCGCCACGAATACGAGGTGGGACGCACCTACCTCGACTCACGCGAACAGGGAGACGATGATGGCGACCACCAAGAAAACGTCCAGCAGCACCAGGGCGAAGTCGTCCAGCACCAAGGCCGAGAAGCAGACAGTTCCTGAGGAACTGACCGACGAACAGATCGCCGCACAGAACGCCGAAGACCAGGCCGCGATCCGACAGGCACGCTGGGAACAGCGCGAGGCGCAGCGCGAGCGGCAGAACGCACGCCACGCCTGAACGTCCGCGATCCCTTCTACGCTTCCCGCGTAACCTGAACCGAGGAGTGGGATCACGTGGGATGCGGATGTCGTAAGACGAAGGTGCCGAAAGCGCCTGCACCGCAGCAGGAGCCGCCCGCGCCTGTCGCGGCGGAAGGAGCCGAGAAGCCGAAGGACGCCTAAGTGGCTCTGCCACGGGCGCGATCAGCCCCGCCCACGGCGCTCACAGCGTCAGGGGCGAGGGTCAGGCAGGTTGACCAGCCGGACCTGATGCGGTTGCAGCAGCCTGGGCAGCTTGCCGCGCTCAGCTACTACGACGCGCTCGGAGAGGTCAGGGTCGGGGCGCACTTCTACTCCCGGATGCTGCAACGGCTGCGGATCTACCCCGGGAGGAGGATCTCGGACGACCGGATTGAGCCGGTCACGACCGGTGCCCCGGTCGATCTGCTCAACCGGATCCAGGACCCCGGCGGGGGACGCACCGCGATCCTGAAGAACTACGGCCGGTTGATGTTCCTGACCGGCGAGGGATACCTGTTCGGGGTAGGGATGGACGACGGCCGCGAGCACTGGTCGTTCGTGTGGCGCGACGAACTGAAGTTCGACGGGGCCGGGAACGTCACCCACATGCTCGCCCCCGCCGTGCCGCGCGGCAACTACCACCTTGTCGAGGACAGCGACTTCATCGCGCTCCCGGAGGGCAGCGCGGTCGCCTACCGGCTGTGGACACCCCATCCCAGGGCTTCAGCGATCCCGGACAGCCCGATGCTGTCCACGCTCGACATCGCCCGCGAGCTTCTGCTGCTCACCTCGTCGGTTCACGCGACAGCCACCTCCAGGCTGGTGCGCTCGAAGCTGCTGCTGATGCCACAGGAGATCAGCCCCGGGCCGATCGGGATGCCCGGCCGCAGCGACGACCCGCTGATCGACCCGTTCCAACGCGACCTCGCGGACCACTTCGACCGCGCCCTGGAGAACCCGTCGGAGGCAGCGTCGCTGTCGCCCTACATCATCTGGGCGATGTCCGACTACCTGAAAGAGATCCGCGACCTGACGCTGCACGACACCGCGACCGACTATCTCGAACGAGACCTGCGCTCCGAGACGATCAAGCGGCTCGCGCTCGGCTGGGACATGCCGCCCGAAGCGCTGATGGGCCTCGGAGGCACGAACCACTGGTCAGCCTGGGCTGTGCGCGAAGACATGTGGGTGCTGCACGGCGCACCGATCGCAGAACAGTTCTGCGACGACATCGGGGAGGCGTACCTGCGGCCCGCGCTACGCGAGGAAGGCTACGACGGCTGGGAAGAGGTCGTCGTCGCCTACGACGAAACCGGGGTGATCGTCAACCCCGACCGTTCCAAGGACGCGGACGAGGCGTGGGACCGAGGCGCGATCAGCTACGCCGCCTACCGGAACGCGAAACGGTTCAAGGAAACCGACGAGCCGCCCGAAGAGGAGTACCTCAACTGGCTGGCGATCAAGCTGCGCGACGCAGCCGTGTCCCCCGACGCCGCAGAAGAGGTTGGCCCCGGCGACGTGCAGGCCGGGCCACCCCCGGGCGAGCCAGGACCGGTCAGCGAGCAAACGAACCTGCCGGAAGAGGCCGCGCTGTGGGGAGCCGCGCAGCTTGCCGTGCTCCGCTGCCGCGAAATGGCCGGGAACCGGCTCCGCTCCCGCCGCGACTCGTGCCCCGAGTGCCTCGAAGAGATGACCGAGATCCCGAACACCGACCTCGCCGCGACGCTCAGCCGCGAGGCGTGGGCGAAGCTCGGGATGGTCGATCCGGCGGCGCTGGTGCGCGGCGGAGCCGACAGCTTCCGGCTGCTCGCGCTCGGCTGGGGCATGGACGAGCCGTCCGTGACCAGCCTGGTTGCGCGAATCGAGGATCACGCGGCCCGCACCCTGTTCGACCAGAAACCGTCGCTGCTCGAAAGGGCATGAGATGCCGTGGAGCGTGAAGAACGGGGCAGGCTGCCCCCCTTCACGCCCATGGGCCGTCATCAAGGACAGCGACGGCAGCCGCGAGGGCTGCCACCCGACCCGGCAGATGGCGGAACGGCAGCGCCGCGCCCTGTACGCGTCAGAGCGCTCCGCCCGCGCTGACACCGACATCACGATCGCGGCGCTCAACCAGCGGATCGAGGCAGCGACCCGCAAAGCGTTCCAGCACGAGGACACCCTCACCGACGCGTACCTCGCGGCACTGCAACGCGCGGGTGGGCGTGCAGCCAGCCGCTTTACCCGCCAGGCGCTGACCGCGGCCGGGTTCAACGAGCCGTTCGTGGGGGAAGGGTTTGTGGACATCCCGGAGGAGAGCGCCGGTCGCTCCCAGCACGAGGCCGCGCTCTCCTTCTGGGAGGTCATCTATCCGCTGCTCCCGATCGCGTTCTTCACCAGCGAGTTCCTGACCGCGATGACCGAGCGGGCGCAACGCTCGATGGAGCAGGCGGTCGTTCACGAGCTTCAACGGATCATCGGGGAGGCAGCCGACAGCAACCTGTCGGTCGCGCAGACCGCCACCCTGATCCGAGACCACCTCGGTGAGGTAAGCCCGGCCTGGGCGCGGATGTTCGCGCAAACCCAGATCACGGCGCTCACCAACGAGGGCGGCTTACGGGCTGCCGAGGAGTTGGAAAAACGCAAGCGCCGCCAGCTTTACAAGACCTGGCTGACGCAGGCCGACAACAAGGTGCGGCCCGCGCACTCCGCCACCGCAGGCCAAACGAGGCTGATCCACGAGCCGTTCGACGTGGCCGGGTACGCGATGATGTACCCCGGCGAACCGACCGCCCCGCTGTCGCTGATCGCGAACTGCCGCTGCTTCCTCAGCTACTCCGAGGCTCTAGTGGCGTCCGCGGGCGCACCTACCCTGGGAGGAACCATGTCCGAGACCGCCAGCAACAGCGTCACGGAAGCCACGCTCGTGCTGAAGCCCGTGATCGACTGGTCCGAGATCAGCTACGAGATCATGACGACCGACAAGCAGACGAACGCGGTCGTCACGGTGGACACGGGCACAGAGCAGGACGCTGCGCCCACCGAGGCCCAGCGCTGGCGCGGCGTGATCACGATGGAAGGCATGAGCACAGGCGACGGCCGCTACTTCGCCGCGGACGCCTGGGACTGGCGCGAACTCCCGCTCACGCTGCTCGCCCAGGTGAAAACCGACGACGGGCACGACGGAGCCGAGGTCGCAGGCCGGATCGACCGGATCTGGAAGGCCACCCCCGAAGAGGCCGGGCTGCTCGGGGAGTTCCCCGACGGGGCAGTGGCCGTGATGGGCGAAGGCGTGTTCGACACAGGCGTGTTCGGCCAGGAGATCGCCCGCATGGTCGGTGACCTCACGCTCCGCGGCATCAGCGTGGACTTCGGCGTCAGCGAAGCCGGGCTGTGGGACACCCAGGAACTGGTGCTGGTGGAGGACGCCGCTGACCTCGACCCGGCAGAGGTGATGTTCGGGGGCCGCTACGAACGCGCCGCGATCAAGGCTCAGATTGGTGCAGCCACGATCGTCGCCCACCCCGCGTTCGCGAACGCCAGTGTCGCGCTCGTCGCGAGCGCCGGAGAGGTGTTCATGCCCTCCCAGATCACGCTGGTGCCAGACGAGCCTGCGCTCACCGCCAGTGGTGCCGGACTGGTACCGCTGCATCCGCCGCGGGAGTGGTTCGAGAACCCCGCATTCGAGGGGCCGACCCCGTGGACAGTCGAGGACAGTGGCCGCTGCTACGGCCACGTCGCTTTGTGGGGCACCTGCCACACCGGTATGCCCGGCTGCGAACAGCCTCCGCACTCCGCGACCGGCTACCGCTACTTCCACCTGAAGGTCGTACAGGTCGAAGACGGCGGGCTGGTGCCGTGCGGCGTGTTCACGTTCGACACCGGCCACGCCACCGTGTCGCTGCCGTACAAGCGGGCGCTCGCCCACTACGACGACACCGGCACCATCGCCGCCCAGGTCACCGCAGGGGAAGACACGTACGGCATCTGGATCGCAGGAGCGATCGACCCGAACCTCGACGCGAAGCACGTGCGTACCCTTCGGGCCGCGGTTCCTTCAGGCGACTGGCGCAGCGCGGACGGCTTCCGGCGAGAACTAATGGCCGTCCTGGCCGTCAACCTGCCGGGGTTCCCGGTGCCGCGGCCCGAGGCACACATCGCGCTCACCGCGTCCGGCGAGGTCGAGGTCGAAGCGCTGATCGCCGCGGGCATCCCCGAGTACGTCGATCCTGTCGTGTACACCCCCGGGGAGCTACGCCAGATCCGCGTCCTGACCGATTCGATTGAGTAGCGTCCTTGTCCGGGTTCAACATCACCCAAGCCGGGCTGCCCTACTTGGTCGTCTCGTTCCCGGGTTCGGTCACCTACCTGTCGAGGTCATCGAGCACTCTTCTACGCCCCCGTCTCCATGGGCTGGATACCGGCTCTGCCTTTCTGACATCCCTCCCGAGTACAATCATGTCCTGGTAGTCCAGGACGACGCGCTGCCCGCCGTTTCCCTCCCCCGGGCGGTAGAGCAGATAGCCGCGTCGTCCAGGGCTGCCGATCCGATCGTCATGTACCACGGCCGCATGCCGGTGCTGACGCGCCGCAACGCGACCCGCTCAATGACCGTCGGGGAACGCTTCACCGAGGTCCACTCCCGCGACTACGTGCCGTGCGTCGCGATGCTCTGGCCCGTGAAACACGCGCAGGACCTGCTCGACTGGTGGGCACGGCAGCCCCGCACGCGCCCAGACCGCGCGGACGACGGGATCATCGGACGCTGGCGACGCGCCCGCCGCCACACGATCCACGCCACGGTGCCGTCGCTGTTCGAGCACCCCGACGACGTGCCGTCCACGATCAAGCTGCGCAACTACGAGCGCCGAGCGCTGTTCTTCGCAGAAGACGCCAGCCGCTACGACTGGTCGTAGCACTACGATGGTGCCAGGCCGGTGCCAGATCACCGGCCTTTCCTTTGCAACGTCCGCGACCCTCGTTATTCTGCCGCGCAGATTCAGCGTCCGCAGGGCGGGAATCGGGAACTCGGGTCCGTGGGGCTTCGGGGCGTCAAGTTGTGCCGAAGCCACAAGGAGCCAGAGATGGAACCGCTTTTCCCCGAACTGCCGGAGAGCTTGGCGGATCTGGGCGACGAGGAACTTGCGTCCTTGCTGGACGAGCACCTTGCCGCCATCAAGCTGATCCGAGAGAACGACCCGACGTTCACGGCCGGACGTGACGGAGCCGATGTCGTTGCCCAGCTTCGCCAGGGCATCGAGCAGGTCAAGGTGCTCCAGCAGATCCAGGCCGACCGTCTTGCGGAGGTAGAGAACTACGAGTCCACCGTCGAGTCGCTCGCGGCCGAGGTGCTCGGTGAGGAGACCGAAGAGGTCGCCGCAGAAGAGACCGTCGAGACCGCCGCGGACGACAGCGACGACAACGGCGACGACGCGGACGACGAGAACGGCGACGAGGAAGAGGCACCGGCCGTGGGCAGCGACGAGGCGTCCGTCGAGGAGGCGGAGGTCGTGGTCGCGTCAGCCGCACCGGTTGGCCTGCGCCGCCCGCCGCTCCCGGCCCGCAACCGCGTGGGAGCCAACTCCGAGGACAGCAACGGCGCGGTGCTTGTCGCCGCAACCGGCATCGACGGCACCCGCGCCGGGACCGAGCTTGACCGGATCGGGCTGGCCGAGGCCGAGATGAAGCTGATCCGGCGTCGTGGCCGTGTCCCGAAGTCGTTGAACGGCACCGAGGAGCGGATCCTCGTGGCGTCCGCGGACATCGCGTTCCCCGAGGACAGGATCCTCCGGGCGGACGAGGCGGAGCGGAACACCGACAAGATCCGCCAGGTGATCCCCGACCACTGGGGCTTCGGCACCCTGTCCGGCGACGCGCTCGTCGCGTCCGGCGGACTCTGCGCCCCGCTCACCCCGTTTTACGCGCTGCCGAACTTCGCGACCGCGGCACGCCCCGTGCGTGACGCGCTCCCGTCGTTCCGTGCGGAGCGTGGCGGCGTGAACGTCCCGGCCCCCGGGATCATCGGCTCGATCACCACCGCGATCACCGTGATCGAGGAGTCCGAGGACGCGCAGGGCGGAACGTTCGCCACGAAGTCCTGTCAGGACTTCACCTGCTCGACGTTCACGGAGGTCGCGGTCACGATCATCAGCCACTGCCGCGAGTTCGGCAACCTGAACGCCCGGGCGTGGCCCGAGTCGATCGCGTTCGAGAACGACCTCACAATGGCCGCGCACGCGCGGACAGCCGAGGGGTACCTGCTCGACCGGATCAAGACGCTCTCGATCAACGTCACGAACGGGGCCGAGACGCTCGGTGCCCTGATCTACCTCGTGGACGCGATCGTGAAGGCCCGGTTCGGGATCATCGGACGCCTCCGCATGAACCCGAACACCCAGTTCCGGGCACTGATCCCGTTCTGGGTGCCGGAGATGCTGGCCCTCGACACGGTGCAGACCCAGTTCGACCGGTTCCGCTCCGAGGCCCAGTTGACCGGCTACCTCCGGGACCGCGGGATCAACCCGAGCTACTACCTCGACACGCCCAGCACGGGCACGACGCAGCTTCCCGACGCCTCGCAGACCGCTGCGGCGATCGACCCGCTGCCCGACAACGTGCAGTGGGCGATCTTCCCCGAGGGCGAGTTCATCCACGTGGACGGCGGCTCGTTCGAACTCGGCATCGTGCGTGACTCGACGCTGAACGCCACGAACGACTACCAGGTGTTCGGGGAGACGTTCGAGAACGTCGCACGGGTCGGACCTGAGCAGGCTGCCTACTGGGTCACCAGCGACCTCTGCGCCAACGGTCAGTTCCCGCCCGCCGGGACTGCCCGGACGTGCGACTGAGCTAGCTGAGGACTAGGGAGGAGGTCGGACAATGAGCACGATCGGACTTGCACCCCCGGCGGTAGTTGACGACCTCCTCCCTGTCGAGACCCCCTTCAACCTGTTCACCGTCGCCCGTGAACTGACGGGACGATGGGAGGCCGGGGTCGCGGTATGGGGCCATCCGGAGGGGGTGCCTTCCGGGTACGATCCCTGCCTGGAAGGCACCTTCCGTGAGAAGCAAGACGACTGGGACCTCCCGCTCGCGTTTTTCCCGGCCTTCACCGCTCTCTCCGGGATCCGCTGCTCAGCGATGGGCATGGGCCGGTTCGATGACTTCCAGGACCGGGCGAACAGGGTTCTGAACGCAACGGTGCATGACGCGGCCGAGCGTCAGCTTTCCCAGGGCGACCCGCTCGCCGAGAACGCCAGCGGAACCCCTGTGCCGTTCCTGAGCGACGCGAACCTCACCGTGTACGGCGGGGCGAGCGTCGAACCCAGCGAAGGGCTGGCCTACCTGGAGAACGCGATCGGTGAGACCGGGCGTGCAGGCGTGATCGGTGCCCCGCCCGGTGTTGTGTCCGCCTGGTCGTTCGACGGTGCGCTGCGGGTGGTCGGTGACCACCTCGAAACGTTCCTCGGAACCCCGGTGTATGTCGCCACCGGGTTCATCGGGATTGAGGACAGTTCTGTCGCGGCAGGCACAGGTTGGGCGTACGCGACCGGCCCGATCTTCTACGGACTCGGGGAACTGATCGAACTCGGTGCCACGGTGGCCGAGACGCTCGACCGTGAGAACAACGATGTTGTCTACCGCGCAGAGCGCGATGTTGTCGTGGGCTGGGACACAGCACTCCAGGCCGGAGTGCTGGTGGACTGGACGCCGTAACCCCGTAAGGAGGAGTAATGCAGAGAGACACACCTTGCGGCATCTCCCTCGGGGTTTGTCGCATGCGGATCACGCTGCTGGATGACACCGGCTGCGTGCTCGACTCGGACGACAACTCGCTCGTCCTCGCTGACCTGATCCAGGTGCAGGTCACGCCGAACATCGAGACCGGCGCTGACACGTCCTTGATCGGCGGCTGCGGCTGCAAGATCGCTTCGTTCAAGGCACCGGACACCCTGAAGCGCTACGACCTTCAGGTGGACACCCCGCTGAAGTCAGCTTCGCTCGAAGCGATGCTGCTGGGCGGCACCGTCCTCAACGACAACTCGACCAGCCCGGTGCCGGTCGGGATGGCGTTCCCGACAGCGCTCGGCTGCGGCGAGGAGGCGCTGCCGGTCGCGTTCGAGGTGTGGACGAAGAACTGGGTCAACGACGCCCAGGACCCCGACCTGCCGTGGATCCACTGGGTGTTCCCGCTGACCCTGTGGCAGTACGGTCAGCAGACCCTCCAGAACGACTTCGCACAGCCGTCGTTCGTCGGTTTCACCCGCACGAACTCCTGCTGGGGCGACGGCCCGTACGGCGACGGCCCCGAGAGCACCTACGGCACAGCGTTCGACATCTCGACCGGCGGGTGGTTCTACACCCCGACCGATCCGCCCGAGTCGAACTGCACGCCTTCGACGGTGGAGCCTGCCAGCTAGGACGGGCAAATCAGAGAACGTGCGGGGACGCCTGCTAGCTGACCGCTCAGCGGCGTCCCCGTTCCCCCCGGAGGGATGACCCGTGGTTGCGCTCAGGCAGATCCCATTCTCAGCCGGAGTCTCCTCCCTCGGGAACACCGATGGGCAGACCGGCATCACCGGCACCAGAGTGGTGCTGGCCGGTGCTGGCAATATCACGCTGTCGCAGCTAACCGACGCGAGCGGCGGCACCATCACGATCAGCGGGTCGGGCGGGGGCGGCGGAGGCGACTTCTCCGCCGGGGTCTCGAACCTCGGGAACACGCTCGGGCAGACAGGCGTTACCGGCTCCCGGCTGGCGCTGGCCGGGATCGGCGCGGTCACGCTGTCGCAGTTGACGGACGGGAACGGGGGCACAGTCAGCATCTCTGTGCCCAGCTTCGCGCAGAGCGTCCAGACCCAGAACCGGTTCAACCTCACGCTCGACGGGAACACGGCCGGGGCGATGCAGGAAGTCTCGTCCGGCACCCTCACGTTGGCGGGCGGCAACAACATCACGCTCAGCCAGAACGGCAACGCGATCACCATTTCGGGGCCGAACGTTCTCGGTGCCCAAACCGGGATCAGCGGGATCGTCGCTTCCGACGCGACCTACACGTCGGGGACGGTGACGTTCACAGGGGCGGGGAACATCACCGTCGCCTCCGGGACGGGTCAGCGAATCATCATCAGCGGTTCCCAGTCGGTGCAGCCCGAAACCCAGACGTTCGTGGGCGGGATCAGCGCCTCGAACACGCTGTATACGTCCGGCACCGTCCGGTTCACCGGGGTTGGGGGCGGCGTGACCGTCAGCAGCAACACCGGGCAACGGGTAGACATTTCGGTGGCTGCGCCCGTCGCGCAAACCGGCACCCAGTTCTCCGCGGGCCTCTCGAACCTGGGGAACACTGGCGGCGACACCGGGACCGTTGGGGGACGGCTCGTCCTGGTCGGGTCGAACAACATCACCCTGTCCGGTTCCACCAACGGTGTTAGCGAGACGATCTCGATCTTTGGCCAGTCAGGCGGGGGCGCAGGCTTCTCCGCCGGGGTGTCGGGGGGCAACACCTCCGGGGACACCGGCGCGACCGGAACGCGCGTGGTGTTCGCCGGAGGCAACAACATCACGCTGTCCCAGTCGACGAACGCGAACGGCGGCTCGATCACGGTGTCGGCCCCGCAAACGTCTGTGCTGTCCGCTGTCGCGCCGCTGTCCACGTCCACGAACGGGCAGACGATCTCGATCCTCGGCCCCGCGCAGCTGTCGGTCGGGAACAGCAACCTCGGTAACACCCAGGGCGACACCGGGGTCGTGACAGGCCGTCTGGTGCTGGTCGGCACCAACAACATCACCCTGTCCGGGTCGACGGACGCGGGGTCGATGACGATCTCGTTCAGCGGCGCATCCGGGGGCGGAGCCGGGTTCTCCGCGGGCGTCTCGAACGTCGGGAACACCGTCGGTGACACGGGCATCACGGGGTCGCGTTTGGTGCTGGCGGGCGGGAACGGGATCACGCTCAGCCAGTCAACGAACGCGTCTGGTGGGACCGTGACGATCAGCGGGATCACCCAGAGCGTCGAGTCCCAGTCGTTCGGCATGAGCAACATCGGGAACACGTCGGGGACGACGGGCATCGCGTCGGGTGGGCAGATCAGGTTTCTGCTGGCGGGCGGCAACAACATCACGTTGTCGCAGTCCCTCAACGGCGCGTCCGGGACGATCACCATTTCCGCGTTCACACAGTCCGCGGAAAGCCAGTCGCACGGGATGTCGAACCTGGGGAACACAAGCGGCACGACGGGCATCGCTTCAGGCGCACAGGTCAGGTTCCTGTTCGCGGGCGGCAACAACATCACGTTGTCGCAGTCCCTGAACGGGGCGTCCGGCACCATCACGATCTCGGGGCCGAACACCGCAGCCCAGTCGAACCAGACGCTCGGGATGTACGCGGTGCAGAACACCACCGCGCAGTCGTCCTCGACCACGATGGACGCCCGCACGATCTCGGTGGCGGGCGACGGGGCCGTGAGCGTCGGGTACAGCGCGG